CCTTGACCAGCAGGGCCGACTGGGAGAGCGCGAGCGCGCGGACCAGGAAGCGCCCCACGGGCCCGGCGGATTCCGCCGCGAGCACTCCCCCACCGGCCCAGACCGACGTGCAGGCGTGGCAGTTCACGGCCGTGTCGACCTTGTCCCAGAAGGCGTGCGGGACCAGCAGGTTGGACCCCAGCGGGCCGGTGCCCACCTCGACGTCGGCCACCGCGCGGCGCTGGATCCGCTGCCGGATCGGCTCGGTGATCTCGTCTTCCACGACCAGGCGTGTCAACCGCGCGGCGGCCAGGCCGAGGATGGTCAGCTTCAGGGCGTTCATTCGGGCAGTCGGTCCAGTCTCTCGGCGTGCTCGGTGATCCGGGGCTTGTTCGGGTCCTTGGCGCGCAGGTCGTGGCAGCGCTCGCCGGGGTGGGCGAAGCAGACCGGGCAGGTCACCGCCAGCGCACGCGGGATGAAGTGGGTGGCGCCGCACGCGCTGCAGCGGTACGGCATGTGCCTCGCCATCAGACCTTCTCGTGCTCGGAGGCGTAGATCTCGGGGTCTTCCCGACGGAAGCCGGACGCGCCCCGGACCACCCGGTCGCCCTGGCGGACGGTGAACGGTCCCTCCAGGGTCTGCAGGATCAGCTGGTCGACGCCAACCTTCACCGCTCCCCCGTGCTCGGTGATCCAGTCGGCGACCTGCTGGACGTTGTCGGTCGTCAGCACGGCCGACTCCCGGACGACGGGCTTGGCCCGGTGCAGCTCGACTACCAGCGGCTCGACGGTCTCGGTGAACTCGAAGGGCTCCACGGTCACTCCTCGCGTAGGGAGAGCACGGCCATCGTCAGCGCGAGCGCGTCGACCGCCAATGCCTGCTCCAGGGTGGGGCGCCAGACGGTTGACACGACCACGGCCACGACGGCGGCGATCAGCGCGAAGACGGCGAACCACTGGACCTGGCCCAACCAGTTGACCGTGCGTCGCCAGCGACGGCGGATCTCGTCGCGGTGTCTCGTTGGCACGCCGGTCAGTTTGTCAGGCGTTGTCAACCAAGAGTGGTCCCACGGCCCCGGCGTGTCCCTTGACGAAGGTCAGGTAGCAGCGGCAGTTCATCCAGGTGTGCGGCGGCGCCTCGGTGTCGCCGGGGAACCACAGCTTGTGGTCCTCGATGTCCACGAACGGCTCGGCGATCGGCACCCGGTGGAACTCGTACTTGGGCGCTCCCAGGAAGGCGTGCGCCGGGCGGACCCGGTTGTCGTGCACGTCGTTCCAGACCTTGTAGCGCCAGCCAGCGGCCTCAGCAGCGGCGATCTGCGCGGTGTGTCGGGTGGCCTGCACGAACGGCAGCGCGATCCGCTCGGGGTCGCTGTAGGTCTTCGCGTGCTCGTGGGCGTGCGGGTCGTAGGGCTCACCGGGCAGCGAGACACCTGGAGATCCGCCGGTGGCCTCGTCCACCCGGGCCGCGCGGGCGATGTGCTGCGCGGCCGACTTCAGCACCGCCAGCCCGCCGTTGACCCCGGCCTGCGCGGCCTCGTCGGCGTGCTCCCACAGCCCCTCGGACTGGCGCCTGCCGACCATGTCGCGCTGCTCGCCCAGCGCGCCGTGCGCGAGCTTGACCAGCAGCGCGATGATCGCGGCGTCGTAGCCGATCTTGGTGGCCACGGTCAGCGGACTCCCGGCCACCCGTCCACCGGCGCGAGCGAAGGACATCACGCCCTGGGTGAAGGCGCTCAGCGCGGGCAGTGCGGCGGAGATCGCGGCGTCCTGCGCGGCCCGCACGGCGTCGTCGGTCGCGCTCGGCTTGCGCGGCGGCGGTGGCTGCTGCGGGGTGGTCACCTGGTGGTCCTCCTGGGCACGGTGAGGGTGGTGCCGAAGTTGCCGAAGCCGCCGATGCCGGGGCGGCGGGCGGCGGCGGCGGCACCGAGCTGGGTGCGCGGCGCGGTGACGCCCCGGGTCAGCTGCGAGCGGGCGTCGATGCGCGTGCCGACGGGGGAGAGGTGGCTCGAAGCGCCGGGCACCCCGCCCTTGACCAGGGCCTGCGGGAACAGCAGCGCCGACAGGCCGTGCACCACGGCGTCCAGCCGGTCGGGGGAGTAGCCGGAGTCCGTCGGGGTCCAGGTGGTGAGCTGGTCCTCCAGGTCCGGCAGCGAGTGCAGGTGGTGCACCCGGCCGCGCTCGTAGGCCGCGCCGACCGGCTCGGCGCGGATCGCCTTGGCCTTCGTGGACCAGACCTCGCGGATCTGCGGCGGGGGCACGTTGGCCGCCGCCGCGCACTCCTTCAGCACCCGGCGGACCAGCGAGCCGCCCTGGTTGTTCTCCACGATCACCGTGGCGCCGTGCTTGTGCGCGGCCTTGACCACGCGGTCTCCCCAGACGGTGGGGGAGGCCTTCAGCGACAGGTCGGAGACGACGTAGGCGTGCCGGTTGAGGATCGGCATGGTCAGCGGCGCGTAGATCACGACGATGCCGCACTCGTCGTTGGGCTTCTCCGCGACCGAGGGGTCCACCGAGATGATCTTGACCCAGCGCTTGCCCTCCAGCTTGGGCAGCCCCGTGACGCGGTGCGCGTCGATGGTCTCCATGTCAACCGTCGCGCCCTCGACGGAGTCGAGCATCAGGCCTTCCAGCTCCTGAGCGCCCAGCGTCGTGCCGCCGTAGAGGCTGAACAGCGTGTTCAGGTAGGACTGGGACAGCTTGACGTTGTCCGTGGTCTTGCCCGTGCGCAGCAGCATCTTGCCGACGTTCTCGGCGATCTCGGCCAGCAGGGCGCGCAGGATCGGGACCCGCTTCGGGGTCGTCGTGGCGATCAGCTGGGGGAGCAGCCCGAGACGGGTGGCGATCCGGAGGTTGGTCCAGGCGTCCAGCTCGCCCTGGCCCTTGACCTGCTTGTATGCCGCGATCTCGTCGCCCCAGCCGACGTGGAACTGGGGGCCACGCAGCTGGTCGGGCTCCTCAGCGGAGAAGCACAGCGCGAACCCGCCGCCGGGCAGGTTGACACGGCGCTGGGTGGAGATCCACTCGATCTGGTCCTGCTCGGACGGCGGGTAGATGTTCAGCAGCCCGGACTGGCCGTTGAGGATCGTGTCGCGGACGTCGGCGGCCGTGCGGCCCAGCAGCGCCACACGCAGCTGCTGACCGGGATCGCGGCCCAGGGTGTGCCACTTCTTGTCGATCTCGCGGATGTACTGCGACCCGGCGAGGGTCTTGCCCCAACCACGGCCCGCGTTGAGCAGGCCCAGCTCCCACTCGTACTCCGCCTCGCCCATCGGGCCGACCGGCAGGATCTGGGAGGGGCGCCCGTTCCACTTCCAGTCGTAGGGCAGGTCCTCCAGCTGCTCGTCGCTCAGCGCGTCGAGGAGGGCGTCCTGCGCGTCCTTGGGCAGCAGCGCGACCTGCTGCTCCAGCGACAGGTCGGTTGACACGCGGTCAGGCTATCGACACCGAGGGTGACGGCCGGTCCTTTGTAGGTCGACGGCCCAGACGAAAGCCCGGTCCGCATCGCAACGAGGCTGTGCGCGGACCGGGCTTCCTGATCAGTACCACCGCTGAGGCGGGTCTTCCCCACCCGTGGGTCCCCAGCTGATCGAGCCTAGAAGGGCCCGGAAACGGCTGGGGCCCACCCCCGACGCAGACAGGGGGGTGGGCCCACGCAACAGCAGCAGCCGCCGATGCGCAGTAGGAGACTACTGCGGATCGTTGGTGGTTACCAGCGTGCTCCTCGGGCCGCGAACGCGGCCTTGCACTTCGGGCCGATGTTGCGCCCGTCGCCGCCGTCGAACCCGCACTGCTTCGCCGCCGCGCGCACCACGGCTGCGGTCTGGTCGCCGTAGTAGCCGGTGACCGGCAGCAGCGGCAGGTTCGGGACCCAGTTGTAGGCGTTCGACCACTTCTGGAACAGCGCGACGTGCGAGCTGGTCTGCCCGTAGGCCAGTGAGGGCAGCGTGTTCGGGTCGAAGACCGGCGGCGGCGGCGGCGGGGGAGCGGCGTTGACGTAGGCCGGACGGCCCCATCCGGCGACGCAGGCCATCGAGCGAGCGCGCCGCCAGACACCGCCGCCCATGCCCTGGTTGCCGGTGCCCGACGGCGGGGTGGTGTTGCCCTCGATGGTCTGGATGCGGCCGTCGGGGAGCTTCGCCTCCACGATGCCGACGTGGTCGATCCGCCCCTCCTGGCCGGGGTTGACGAACCCGCCGAGGCCCCAGTCGAAGAAGACGACGTCGCCGACCTGCAGGTCATCCGGCGCCTGGTGGTGGTCCTCGAACCACTTGAAGAAGGTCGGCGTGTAGGCCGACTTCGGGATCAGGTTGCCGACCCCGGCGTGGTTGAACACCCACCAGACGAACTCGGCACACCAGGCCACCCGGTCCCAGCCGTAGTAGATGCCGTAGGGGTTGGACCCGTCGGCGGCCTCGACCGTGCCGATCTGGGAGGCGGCGACCGCCAGGACGGCGGCCTGCTGCGGACCGACCACGCGCCGGGCCAGCTCCTCGGGAGCCAGCGTCTCGCCGGTCTGCACGGGCTGGGGGCCGTCGCCCTCGTACCAGCCGTTGTTGGTCTGGCGGACCTTGTCGTCGTCCTGGGTCAGGTCTTCTGCCTCGGTCACGTTCTCTCCGTTCGTCAGAGCTTCCAGGCCCCGCCGACGCGCTTGTTGACGGTGGCCTGCTTCCACACGCCACCGACCCGCACGAAGGCGATGGCGTCCTTCCAGACCCCGGACTGGCGCACCTTGGCGCCGGACAGGGTCTTGCTGCTCACCGAGGTCGACCAGGCGCCGTAGCCGTTCGGCGTGTTGGCCCGCACGCGGATGTAGTAGGTCGTCCCGGGGGTCAGCCCGGTGATGCTGCGCGAGGTCGCCCAGCTGGTCCCGGTGAGCGTCTGCACCACGTTGCTGAAGGCCGAGTCGGTGGCGACCTGCACCTGGTAGCCGCTCGGCGTCGGCCCGACCCCGGGCGCGGCCCAGTTGGCCGTGGCGCTCGTCGCGGCCACGTTCGAGAGGGTCGGCGTGCCCGCCTTGAACGGGTCAGCGGTGAACGACCCGGTGCCCGACCAGCCCGACCAGCCCGCGCCGTTGTGCGCGGCGGTGCGCATGTAGTACGTGACGCCCGGGGCGAAGATGTCCAGGCTGCGGCCGGTCCAGCCGGGCGTCTGGTTGTCGTAGACCAGGTTGCCGAAGTTGGTCGTGCCGATCTGCAGCCAGGTGTAGTCCGGGCTGGAACCGCCGACGTCGGCCGGGTAGCCCCAGCCGAAGTCGGCGTGGTTGCCGGTGACGCTGCTGGCGGTGGGCGTGCCCGGGGGAGAGGTGACCCGGATCGGCTTGGCGGGCAGCGACCAGTCCCAGGCGAAGGACGGACCCGCGCCGAGGTAGACCCCGTTGAGGACGGCAGCGAAGTGGTAGGTCGGACCGCCGCCGTAGCTCTGGCCCTGGTTGTAGATCGTCCAGCCGAAGGTGGTGTCGCCGTTGGCGCCCTCGGTGTTCTGGAAGTTCCAGGTGTTGCTCTGCGGGCTGGTCATCACCAGCGACTGCGCGTCGTTGAAGTTCCACGACGAGTCGCACTGGACGTGCCACGTCATGTAGACGTTGATCGACGGGGTGTAGCTGTCGTAGCCGTCGGTCCAGACGTCCAGGCCGATGCGCAGGTGGTTGGTGAACCCACCCCAGACGGTCACTGCTCAGCCCTCACGAAGCGGGCTGGAACCAGACCGTGCCGTCGGGAACCGCGCCCGGGTCGGCCGTCTGGACGAAGGTCGCACGCATGGCCACCCAGGTGGTGCCGCCGGTGAAGCACATGAGCGAGCTGAGGTCGGTGCGGGTGAACGTGTCCCCGGGCATCACCGAGGCGCCGGTCGGATAGGCGGTGCCCGAGCCCCAGTAGTAGTTGGGCATCCGGGTCACGCCGGTCGGCAGCGAGCGGCTGTAGAAGTAGTCCTCGACGGCCTGCGCGAGCGAGGAGAGCGCGGCCGGTCCGTCGGCGCCGTCCCCCGCCTCGGGGTAGGGCAGCTTCAGGTTCGCAGTGGTCCCCATGTCAGCCCGCCGTCCCGATCGCTACCCAGTTGAAGGTCAGGGTTCCGGCCACCGGGGCGCCGCCGGTCTGCGACGTCCAGCGGGCGAACACCTCCGCCACGGTCGTCGTGGTGGTGTCGCAGAACAGCTGCCAGCTGTAGGCCACGCCGGTGGTGGAGATGAGCGTGAGCTGCACGTTCGGCGGCTGCGCGAAGGTGGCCCCGAAGGCGATCTCGACCGAGCCGAAGGTGCCCGCCGCGCCGATGGTGATCGTGCCGGTGCCGCTGCGGATCAGCGAGCGGTTGCGGACGTTCCAGGTGCCGGTGCCGTCCCACTCGTAGGTCACGTTCGTGTCGACCTGGCGGACCGTGAAGCCGGAGTGGAGCAGCGAGGCGTTGGCGCCGGTGGACAGCGCCAGCCGCGCCGTCTGGCTGGCCACGTCGGTGGTCTCGGCCTGCCGCCAGGCGCTGCCGTTCCAGCGCATCAGCGCGGGGCCCAGGCCCTGGTGGGTGAAGGTGTCCCCGGTGGCCACGCCGGTCGGGAACGACGACCCGGCGCCCCAGTTGTAGACCGGCATCCGGGTGATCCCGGCGGGGAGGATGCGCCGGTAGAAGAAGTCCTCGACCCCCTGCGCGAGCGCATCGAAGGACGACGGCCCGTCCACGGCGTCCGTCAGCTCCGGGTACGGGAGCTTCAGGTTCGTGGTGACGCCCAAGGCGGTCCCTCCCGATAGCAGGCAGTGACCTCGCGGTCACGTAGAAGCTACCGGTGCCGATCACGTCCAGTGTCCCGGCCGGGACGGAGCGCTATGCCACTCTGGCGACTGGCGCACCCCGGCGGTGTGGGCTCAGGTCCCGCCGGGGTGCGCAAGCCATCGTGTCAACCGCCGTCGGAGCCGTGCCCCTGGACTCCGGAGACCATCGCCGCCAGCGCCCGCCCCACCATCTCCAGGGCCTGGATCTCGGTGAACCCCTCCTGGACCAGGGCGATGTGCATCTGGCGGAGCATCCGAGCCAGCTGGCGGTAGTCGGCACCGGGTTCCTTGTCCTGGAAGGGGCGGCTCACGCCTCGACCGTCGATCCGTCGATCTCCGAACCGACTCGCTCCAGCTCGGCGGCCATCTGCAGCAGCGTGTCGTGGCGCAGGAACAGCATGGTGCGCTCGGTCTGGCCCAGGCCCTCGGCCCGGCTGCCCGCGTCGTACATCTTCGACCACTCGCGCAGGTAGGTCTTCAGGACGTCGGCGATCGTCGTGTCAACCGTCGCCGGGTCGGCCAGCCGGTTCTTCAGCAGCGCCCTGGCCCGGCGCATCCCGTCGTCGTGCGCCCGCGCCATCGGCGACCGGCCGCCGAGGATGACAGCGCCCTGGAGGTCACTCATCGCGGATCGTCACCGTCGGCACGCACGCCTGACCGGGCCAGTGCCAGGTCAGCTCGTCCCCGGGGTCACCGGGGTTGAACGGGGCGTAGGGGATCTCGTTGGCCCAGCGGACGGTGCCGGGGACCGAGGTGTCCTTGACGAAGCGGTCGTTGATCCGGCCCCGGGGCTGGAAGACGACCAGGTCGAGCTTGAAGTCGGGGTCCAGCGGGTTGTCCGCGAGGATGTCCACCACGGTGGCGGCCATGCAGCGGCCCTTGCCACGGAAGTGCACGACCGCACCCTCGATCGGGTGCGCCACGAACTCCTGGGGAGCCTCGCCTTCCGGGACGTCTGCGTCGGGCCCGAGAGTCAGGCCGGGTTCTGAGGTCATGGCCCGAGTCTGGCACGTCGCTGTCAACCAATCGGGCACACCGGGTGGTATGGCTTGACGTGTCAACAATGTCAACGTATGGTGAGTGCATGACGCAGACAGGACAGCTCGTGGAGCTGAAGTGGGGCACGTTCATCGCCGACCTCGGGGACACGCCCCGGGCAGGCATCGAGCACTGGGTGGACAGCTGGAAGCTGCTGTTCCGCCAGACCGAGCCGGAGGGCATGGCCATCGTCAACCGGGTCTTCATCGGCCGCACCGGCCGGGTGGTCCTGGAGGTCCTGGCGATCGACCCCGACGCGGCCGTGGCCAAGGCCTACGAGATGTGCGACAACGAGGGACCGGAGGTGCAGCCGCTGTGACCAGGGGACTTCTGATCGTGGACGTGCAGACCGACTTCTGCGAGGGCGGTCGGCTCGGGGTCGAAGGCGGCAACGCCGTCGCGGCCGACGTGGGCAAGGTGCTGATGGACCGCCCCGGGCTCTACACCCACATCTTCGTCAGCCAGGACTGGCACAACCCGCCGCCGGACGACAACGGCGGGCACTTCGCGCTCGACGGTCACCCGGACTTCATCAAGTCCTGGCCGGTCCACTGCGTGGCGAACACGCCGGGCTCGGACGTCCACCCGGTGCTGATGTCCGCGCTGGCCGGGCTCGGGTCTACCGGGGGCGTGACCTACGTCCGCAAGGGCCAGGGTCGGCCGGACTACTCGGCCTTCCAGGGTCTGGTGACCAACGACGAGAGGCCGCTGACCTGGGGCCTGAGCACCCACGGCGTGACCAGCCTGGACATCGTCGGGATCGCCACCGACCACTGCGTGCTCGCCTCCGGCCGGGACGCCCTGACGCTGCTCCACCAGCACCAGGGGGCCAAGCCGGGCGGGCTGCGCGAGGTCCGGGTCGTCACCGACCTCTGCGCCGGTGTCAACCAGGACGCCAGCCGGGAGGCGCTGAAGGAGCTGGAGACCTTCGGGGTGGTTCTCACCAAGGCCCGCTACTTGTAGTCTCGGGCCGCGCGGTATCCGTGACCCCGGTACCGCGCCCACTTCATCGAGGGCCCGTTCTCCCAGCACACGCGGGAGGGCGGGCCCTCAGTCTTTGTTGACACCTGTTGACACTGTTGATAGCACATGCCATACTCACTACGTGATGACGACGCAGAGCAGTGAGGTCCTGATGATCACTTCGGTGGACGAGGTCCGGCAGCGGTTGAACTACCTCCGCTCGATCGCCGCCCAGGGCGCCTTCGAGCAGGCCCGGGTCCTGGAGCGCACGCTGTGGGACGGGGTCCTGGAGGCCATCGCCAGCTGCAACGCCCAGGCCGGATGGATCGCGGCCGAGGCGCTGAAGTCGAAGGAGATCGACTTCCCGCGCGGCTGAGTCACCAGCCAGCTACAGTCAGTGAGAAGGCCGCCCCGTGGGGCGGCCTTCGCCATGTCAGGCGGGCTTCTTGGCCAGCTCGGTCTTGTGGCCCTTGTGCCAGCGGTCGCGGGCGTTGCCGGTCTCCAGGTGACCGCTCAGTTCGCCGCACTCGCACAGCGCGTGGCCCTCGCCGCCGGTGCCGCCCGGTGTCAACCGCTTGACGGTGACCTGCTTCTTGCACGGGCCCTCGGTGCAGTGGATGGACGAGTAGGCCGCGCCCTCGTCCTGCAGGCCATGACCAGTCATCCGCATGGCGAAGATCGTAGGGAGACGGCTCAGATGAGCCGGTCCTCCTGGCTGGGCACCTGGCCGTGCACCATGATGCCGATCAGCGCGATCAGCCAGAGCAGGTTCAGCAGCAGCACTGGCTGGCCCTACCCATCTCTCGTGCGATCAGTCGACCTTGTGTTCCGCTGCGTTCTCGATGGCCTCGCGCGGCGGCGGGAGCACGACGCCGATCAGGCTGCTCGGCTTGCGCACGGGCGGGTAGCCCCAGCTGCGCGGCTTGCGCGAGAAGACGCCCATGATCCAGGCCAGCCCCAGCACGAACGCAGCGCCACCGAGGAAGTCCCAGATCACGCTGTGAGGCTATCCGCCCACTGTGCGTGAGCCAGGCGCTTGACGAGCTTGCGGGCGGCCCGCTCGCACTGCCAGCGCCAGCGGTAGGCCTCCACGATGTCCGCCGTCCGGTCTGCCCGGACGAGCATCACGAACCAGCGCCGGTCTCCTGGCCCAGCTCGCCGCACCGCCACCAGCAGCGGACGGCGGTCGCGCATCAGACCAGGATGTTGGTGACGTCGTACTGCGCGTCCATGTCCTCGAAGGAGATGACCTCCAGGGTGGGCAGCACGTAGACCCCGGTGTCAACCGGCACGCCATCGGCCCCAATGAGCTGCGGCAGCGCGTTGTTGCCCGGCGGGAACGAGATCTGGCAGCTGCCGCCCTGCTGGTTGACCCAGCTGGCCACCGCGACGGCGTTGGTGCCGTCGTAGAGGTAGGCGTTCAGCTCCGGCGTGCGGCGCCGGATGCTGATCGACTGGGGGCGAGTGGCGGGGTCGCCGATCACCGACTGGGGCGCGGCTTCGGCCGTCGCCGTGGCGGGCTTGCGGGTGCGTGCGGGCATCAGAGGCTCCTGGTTGATCGACGGGTCTCAGGCCGCGACATCGGCCCAGCGGCGGCGCGTGGTGCCCCGGGGGACCGGGCCCGCGAGGACCCGGCGCTCGCGCACCGCAGCGCACAGCTCCTCGACCGTCTCAGCGCCCGCCAGCCGACGCAGCCGGTGCAGAGTGCTCCCGATGTACTCCCGGCTCACGCCGAGCCGGTCAGCGACCTCCTGGCGGGTCTGCGGGCGCTCCATGAAGGTGCACAGCACGTCCCACTCGCGCAGGTTGACGTGCAGTACCAGGGCGCCGGGTGCCGGTCGAGAGGTTCGGTAGCGGATCGGCGGGGCTGTCTGCGGCACGCACGCAGCGTATCGACGGTCGTCCCCAGGGTTATCCACTTCCTGTTGACAACCCCGTGAATAGCGAAGGCCCCACCGGGGGGAATCGGTGGGGCCCTGCTGGAGATCGACTATAGCCGCGTGTCGCTCCCGGGCTTGGCCGCGCCCCGGCGCTACCGTCCGGCCGATGTGCACCTTGCCCAGACGCAGAAACGGCCGGTGATCGAGTGAGCTGAGCCCACCTTCACACCGACCGTCCCACCACAGGCTTGGCCGCCCTCGTGGTGGGGACGGTACTCGGACCCACCTGTCGTGTCACGCAGGCGGGCTTTCGGCGTGTCAACCGGCGCGTCGGGACGGTGTCGGGCTCGGCGAGGTGCACACCTTGCTCTTGGCGGTCCGGAGGACCGCTTGGCCGCCGAAGGCGGCCCATCTTCGTCTTGCGTTGAGAACTCTGGCCGTCCCCCGATACGGAGCTTGACGACAAGAGAGCGGTCCACAGGCGCCGCGTTTCCGCAGGTCAGGCGCACGACGCCTGTGGACATCCCTGTGAATCAGCCGGGGAAGGCGACCTTCTCGAACTCCAGCAGCGCCTGCGCCGCCGCCGTGGCGTTCTTCCAGCCACGCGGGTGCGCGGCGAACCGGTCGACCAGCTCGCGCGGGTAGGCCGCCAGCACGTCGACCGGGGCCGGGGGAGTGGGCGTCGGCGCGGGCTGCGTGGTGGGCACGAACAGCGTCATGTCGCCCTGCTGGCTCATCAGGTAGGTCAGCGCCTTGGTGCTGAGGAAGAAGTGGCCGTCCAGGCCCCAGCCCTCGCTCCAGGAGTTGACGCACTCCCAGAGGTCGGTGTCCAGGTCGTAGCCGATGATCTCCCACTCGTGGCCGCCCCGGACGGTGCCGGTCGGGTTGACCACGCCCTTCTTGTCCGGCGTGTCCATCCCGGAGAACCAGGAGAACCCGCCGATCAGCGGACCTTCCTGGATCCCGGCGTGGGCCTCGCCGATGCTGGTGATGTGCCGGTAGCCGGAGATCCAGCCGTGCTTCTGCATGGTCTTGGCCGAGGACAGGCCGTCACTGCCGGTGTCGTCGGGCTCCCAGGCCCCCGGGTAGCTGTCGAGCCGCGTCTCCTCGCGGTAGAGCGGCTGCACCAGGTCCGTCTGCACCGAGGCGGCGGCGAGCTTGGCCTGAACGTCGGCGGGCAGCGTGGCGAACAGGTTGCCCGAGCCCAGCGCACCGAGACCGGCGTTGATCGTGCAGCTGCCCAGGTCGCCCTGGTCGAAGACCGGGATGTGTCGCTCCCAGCGCACCGTCTTCGGGGTCGCCGTCGCGCCGACGCGGAAGGCCAGCGAGCGCGGGTCGTGATGGATGTGTCGCCCGAGCCGGTGGTGCTTCTTCTTGACTTCGGGGAGGAGGAGTCTGCGGTCAGCCATACCGCCAGTCTCGACGGCGTTTCTGAGCAGGCTGTCCCGCTCCGGTTACTCCTCGAAGCCGTGCTTGAAGCGGAACTCCAGCGGCGTGATCAGGCTGCCCACGTCGGTCCAGGCCGGGACGTCCGAGATGTCGCTGTCCACCGGGGCGACCCAGACCTTGTGCGCCTTGACGACCGTGGCCTCGCCGTTCTTGGCGAGGTCGATGCCGATGACCGTGTCAACCGGTGGCGAGCCCGGGGGAGTGCCGAGCATCCGCATCTCGAAGGGCTCGCCGAGCGCCAGCTCCAGCTGCTCGGGGTGATCCGTCGCCCAGTGCGCGACGCAGGCGACCCGGGCGGTCGACTCAGGGTTGATCGTCTCGTTGGCCCAGACCGGGCCTGGCCCGTCGGGGTACCAGCGCAGCGGGAACCATCCGCCGGGCAGGTAGGCCGCCAGCGGGGCGCCGAAGGGGTCGTAGACCCAGTCGCACAGGACGCACTCGGTCATGCCGTGGCGACGGCGTCGTCCAGCTCCTGCTGCAGCTCCACAGGCAGAGTCTCGCCCTGCTTGACCAGCAGCCGCCGCATGAACTCCGTCCGCGCCAGGCCCTGGTAGATCGCGGTCTCACCCGAGGTCTGGTAGCCGTCGGGGTAGACGTACTGGCGGCTGACCAGGCTCATCCGCCGGTCGTAGGTGTCGTGCCGCCCAGTGCTGCAGTGCCCGCAGCTCAGCTGCCGGGTGAACTGGATGATGTCGCCCGCTGTGTTGCGCAGGATGTGGAAGTCGTGGACGTGCTTCCAGGTGTGCCCCCAGCTCTTGCACTCCAGGAAGCGCTGCTTGTACTTCGCCGGGGCGCCGTTGTACTTCTCCGCCATCAGGACCTGTCCTTCGCGTCGTCGGGGACGAACAGCGCCATCGGGTGCTGGCGGATCCAGTACCGGGACTGCGGCAGAGTCGGTCGAACGGCCACCACGCCGTGGTCGGGGTGGATGACCTCCCAGCGGACATAGCCGCCGTCCTGGATGCGGTCCACCAGGTAGCCGTCGATCTCGTGCTGCCCCGGGCCGAGCATGGTCATGGCTTCGGCCGGTGGCGCTGCGTCATGTCGGCGACAATAGAACGCTATGTCAACAAGTCCAAGCGGGGGGTCACCCCGGCGTGTCAGGCGCGGACGTCCATGACCTTGTCGACGTAGCCCGCCAGCCAGGCGTTGGTCTCGCAGAGCGAGTGCGACAGGTGCAGGACCCGGAGCAGATCGCCGGACGCGGCGGCCTCGGTCATCTGCTCGGTCCAGTGCGACATCGTCCGGACGATCCCGGTGATCGTGGCGTGCTCGTCGGCGGTCGGGAGCGTGACTTGGAGACGTTCGGTATCCGTATCTGGGAGGTCCGTAGCCATGCTCATCACCCCGTCGACTATGCCGTCCGTGTCAACGGGGTCCGGCCCCGGCAACCCTGAACCCTCGACCTCGGAAACTCTCGACTCCAGCTTTAGTCGGGGGGTCTGACCTGCACGTTTGTATCGGAACAGGATCGACTTGACGGAACGCACGTTATCGGCGCCCGAAGCTGCTGGCCGGTAATGAGTTGTTCGCCGCAACTTTCTTCGCGGGTGGTGGTGTGCCGGTCATCAGCTCCCGGACGTCGGCCAGGCGGACCAGGCGCAGCCGCTGGCGGCCGAACGGGATCACGTCCAGCTCGCCCCGCTTCAGCCAGCCCTCGATGTAGGCGCGGGGGATGTCCAGGTCCCGGGCCACCTCGCTGATCGGCCGGGGCTTGGTGTCGTTCGGCGGCACGCCCCACTATGTCGCGGCGGCCATCTTGATCATGGCCACACCTTGGTGCTGCCCATGTAGAGCGCCGTGACCGAGGTGGACCCCAGGTAGATGCCACTGGGCGCGGTGGCGGCGTCGAACAGCTTGGGGTTCGCCGGAGGGACGGTGTTGTAGTTGTCGAAGATCGCCGTCTTCGCGGGGGTGAAGGTGCCGCTGTACCCGGTGCCCAGGATGACCTTCATCGCGTTGACCGGGATCGTGATGGCCTTGCTGGCCTGCTGGGTCCAGACGAGTCCGTCGGGGCTGGTGTCCCAGTAGGCCGTCGTCCCGGTCACGTCGGTCCGGATCCGCCACCAGGCGTGGGTCGTCGCCGAGTAGGCGATCGTCGCCACGGTGGTCGAGCCGCCAGCGGCGTCGCGGTAGTAGGCGATCAGGTTGGTCCCGACCATGTCCCACATCAGCGAGTTCTTGTTGGTCGAGTTGGCGACTCCGTCGAACAGCTGCAGGAACGTCTCCGGGGTGCCGGTGCCCGTGCCGGTCATGGCCTGCGCCACCTGCGCGTAGACCGCGTCCCCGGTGAGGTCGTAGGACAGCGCCGAGGTGATGCCGCCGGTGTAGCCGCTGTTCGCGGTGCAGACCAGCTGGCCGCCCGTGTCAACCGCTGCGGCGCCCCAGGACCACTTGGTGGTGTCCTGGCTGGCGAAGGTGTCGGTCAGCGTGGAGGACTTGGGGTTGGACACCGAGGCCAGCACGAACTGCATCGCGTTGACGTTGTGGCTGGTCGCGCCCGAGGGCGCCCAGGTGCCCGTGTAGACCTGCGAGGCGACGTTGGCCGCGTGCCCGAAGAAGGCACCGCCGAACCAGGTGGCCTCCTGGCCGGTGAAGTCCAGGGTCACCCCGGCCGGGGTGCCCAGGGTGTTCGCGTTGGTGGTCCGGTTCGCCGCCACCAGGAGCACGTCGCGGTTCCCGGCGTGCCCCGGCGCCGGGAAGGTGACCGTGGTGACGTCGGCCGTGGCGGTGTCGTAGACCGACGAGACCAGGGAGATGTCCCGGCCGCCGGTGTCGTACCAGGCGGCGGTCGTGGTCGCACCGGTGTTGCTGGGCAGGGTGGCGGTGACCGTGTCCCCGGCCTTGACCCCACCGAGCCGCGTGAAGACGTAGAGCGTGCCGGACGATCCACCGGTGCCCGGGTTCTTGCCGCGCATCGTCCAGCCGGACGGCACGGCCATCGCGGCCAGACCCTGGTTCGCCGCTTCGACGGTGAGGATGCCCAGGTGGCTGGTGGTCACCCCGGACGGGACGACGATGCTGGCGTCGGTCACCCCGGAGTTGGCGGTGCGCACCGAGTTGATGAAGGTCAGCGTGCCGGGCATGGAGGCCGGGCGGAACGCCACGGTGATCGCGCCGCTGGCCAGGCCGGTGGTGCCGGACTGGGTGAAGGTCCGGGCGGTGGACGCGCCCGCCGCATACTGCGTCTCGTAGGCGGTGACCAGCCGCTTGCCGGTACCGGCGGAGTCGATGATCCGGGTGACGCCGGACGGCATCGTCCAGTCCGAGGAGGACGCGGAGTCGATGATCGGCATGTAGACGATCGCCGTGCCGGGCTTGACCACGGTGACGGTGGGCGGCGTGACGCTTCCCGATCCGGGACTGTTCGTCGCGGCGGTGGTGTCCAGCGGGCTGACCGGGTCGACGTTGGACAGCCGGGTGATCGACGCGGAGACCTTCTGCACGGCGGCGGTCAGGCCGGTCAGCGTGTAGCTGGCGGGCTCGGTGGCCGTGGCGATCCGGTAGTAGAGGCCGCCCGCCGCGTTGGCCCCGGCGGTCTGGGTGGCGATGGTCGTCCAGCCGGAGAGGCTGGCCGGAGCCGTACCGCCGCCGACGGTGACCGCGAGCAGCAGCAGGTCGTTGGCCGAGACGCCGATCGGGACGTTGACCGTGAGCGCGGTGGCCGAGGCGTTCTCGGCCAGCGTCGCGTTGGTCATGTCAACCACGACTTCGTTGCCGTTGACGTTGTCCAGGATCGCGGTGCCGGGGCTGGCCTCGGTGCCCCAGTAGCCCGCCATCAGCTCGGTGAACAGGTTGGTGACCGCGAACGTCGGCGTCCACGGGGTACCGAGCGCGGTCCACGTCAGGGCGTCGGCGCTGTACTCCCAGGTGATCTGCGTTCCGGTGTGCCGGATGCGCAGGTACTTCATGGTGGCCGCGTTGTAGGCGATGCTGGTCGAGGTCGTCGTTCCGGCGATCCTCTTGTAGGCCCCGATGAAGCCGTTGGAGATGATGAAGGCGACCCAGTTGTTGTTGTCGACCTTCTGCCGGACGTGCAGCTCGGTGCTGCCGCTGCCGATGTTGGGTGTCTGGACGACCTGGATCGTGAAGGCGTCGCTGGTCAGGTCGTACCGGCTATTGCCGGAGACGTAGCCGTTGTAGCTGCTGTTGACCCCCAGGTTCAGCTGACCGGAGACCACCGAGGCGTTGGCGTCGTAGAACCACTTGGACGTGTCCTTGGTGGCGAAGGAGTCCGCGAGCTGGGACATCTTCGCCGGGGCGTTGACCTTGTAGGCGGCGAAGATCGTCTCGTAGCCGGTGGTCGACCCCGAGGGGGTCACGGTGACCGTGACCGCCGCGCCGGAAAGGGTGACCGCGTCGCCGTAGCCGCCGTACTCCGGGCTGGGTGCGGGGTTGTAGTAGTCGTCGGCCGTGACCAGCCCGCCGGAGAAGGTCACCGGGTTGTTGCTGTCCTGCGCGGCCAGCGCGATCAGCCAGGACGCGCCGCTGCTCACGTCCGGCGTGATCGAGGCGGTGGCGTAGGTGGTGGCCGGGCCCGAGCCGTTGCTGGACACCGAGGTCTGGTAGCCGACGACGCCCAGGGCCTCGATCAGGTAGAGCGTGCCGATGCCGCTGCCGTGGGTGACGGTGACCGTGTTGTCGGTGCCGCTCGCGCTGATCTTGTCGTAGATCGAGATGTTGCCGGACTGGACCGTCACGGAGTTGCGCTGCGTCCAGCCGGTCGGGACGGCCGTGACGTTCTGCCCTGACCCGGCGACGAACAGCAGGATCTGGGTGGAGCCAGTGGTCGCCCCGTAGGGCAGCGTGATCGTGGTCGTGGTGGCGGCGACCGTCGGCTTGACCGAGACCCGCTGGGCGACCCGGAACGGGATGGTGGCCACGGCTCAGCCGACGATCACGTAGAGCGTGTTCGCGTCCTTGGTCCCCAGCGCGGTGTAGGCGGCCTGGGTGACGACCGCGATGGTCGTCATCCCGGTGCCGGTGACGTTGCCGTTGCCGGTGCCCGCCCCGATCGCCGTGCGCGCGGCGGCGGCGCTCGCCGCCGTCATCACCGAGCGGCCGGTGGTCGTGGAGTCGAGGACGTCGGTGGAGGAGAGCGTGACCGCGCCCGTGCGCCCGGCCACCGAGGACACCGGCGACGCCGGGTAGGTCATCTGCCGCCAGCTGGCCAGCAGGGTGGAGTCGTCGGCGATGAGCTGCCAGTCGGTACCGAGGTCGGTGCGGGTCGCCCAGTCGCCGCGCTGCCCGACCAGGGCCAGCATCGCCGTCTGCGAGGCCACGGCGCCCAGGTAGTCGGTGAGCGCCACGGAGGGCAGCTGGGCCTGCGGGATCTTCCCCGTGCCGTCCAGGGTCGCCGCAGCCGCCCAGGTGTTGTCCCCGCGCAGGAACTTGGTCGAGTCCCGGGTGCCGGTGGCGGTCAGGTCGGTGACCGAGTGGGTGTGGCTGAGGTTGGCCTTCGTCGCCAGGCCGGGCACGGTCGGGCTGCCCGGGGTGCCGCCGAGGTCACCGGCGATGGCCGCCCGGGTGGACATCTGCTTGTCGACGTAGGCCTTGGGGGACAGCTGAGCGGCCGTCGTCGGGTCCGCGCTGCTGCCGCTGATGACCGTGCCGGTGAAGGTCGTGGTGGCGAAGTTGAAGCTCAGCGCCGTGCCCTGCGCGGCGTTCAGCCCGGAGAACGAGAGGTTGCTCTGGGTGACCTGGATGTAGGTCGTGCCGTCCCCGTAGGGCAGGAAGCGCACGTCGCCGTTCGGGTTGCCGATCCGGAACGCGGCGCCCTGGCTGGTGTCGGGGTTGTAGATCCGGGGCTCGCGGATGCCGCTGTTGTCGACGCCGCTGAACACCATCCCGGCGGCGTCGAAGTCGCCGTTGACGTCCCGCCGGATGACCGTGTTCGGGTCGTCCAGGTTGGTCGCGTCCACGATCTGCGCCGAGGTGTGGCTGTGGTTGACACCGCTGACCACGGTGGGCTCGTCGGCCGTGCCGCCGAGGTCCCCAGCCAGCTCCAGGATGCCCTTCACCGACGTGGAGGCCGCCGGGATCCCGAGGCCGCCGGTGTTGTCCCCGCCCTGCCGACCGCGCGGGCCCTGCACCAGGACCAGGTTGGCGCTGCCCAGCTCGACCAGGGTCAGCACGCACTCGGTCATCTCGACCGCGAACTCGCTGGCCGCGACGTAGAGGAAGGTCCGGCCGCCGCCCAGGCCGTGCACCTCGTAGTAGGTGCCGGACGGGACGATCTGGTCGTTGGGGACGAGGTTCCAGCTGAGCAGACCGTTCGCGTCGCTGACCGCGCTGACCGAGCGCGAGATCGGGGCCTGGGTGAACGGGTCCGGGGAGTTGAGGTCGTAGGAGTCCGGCGCGACGTCCAGCCGCAGCATCAGGGTGATGGTGACCGTGCGCCCGATGATCGGCAGGCCGTCGGGGCCGATCAGGTGGTGCACCACGGTGGTGAACCGGCTGCCGAAGTTGGCCACGGTCGTGGCCGGGTCCGTGGGTGCCTCGGCCGACCGGTTGCCGGACGTGTCAACCGCCGAGACGGTGTAGTTGTAGACGCCGCCGAGGGTGACCGTGGTGTCGACGAAGCTGGTGCCGACGATCGCTCCGGCGCCGGTCAGGTCCGACCCGTCGCGGCGCACCCGGTAGGACGCGACCCCGGCGTCATCGGTGCTGGGCGTCCAGCTCACCGTGATCTGGGTCGTCCCGGTCGGCGTGGCCGTGACGTTGCCGGGCTCGGTGGGCGGCGCGACGTCGAAGGTCTTGCTGAGCGTGACCCGCTCGGTGTTGGTCGTGTCCCGGCCGGAGTAGCGGATGGTGATCGCCGTGCCGGTGTCGGTGATGTCGAGCAGGCCGTGCTGCTGCTCGGTGGTGCCGACGGTGGCCTGGGTCGGCCAGGTGCCCTGCGAGTAGGGGCCGCCCTTGATCGAGGTGGAGTTGCCCAGCGGCGCGGCGCCAGCGACCGGCAGCGAGCCGGTGTTGCCGATGCTCGTGCCGTCGTCGGCCAGCAGCGCGTGCGAGTCGCCGTGGATCAGGAAGACCTTGGCGTTGGCCGTGTGGATGGCGTCGACCAGCCGCTGCGCGGCGGCCTTGTAGCCGCCCCACTTGTCCGAACCAGCGGTCGCCACCTCGACATACGGGACGTCCAGGCAGATGACCTTGACCGGGTAGGCCGGGTCGGCCAGCTCGGCGGCGATCCAGGCCTCCTGGGCCGTGCCGAACATCGTCTTGCTGGCGTTGTCCGTCGCCGAGGACGGGCTCTTGAACGACCGGCCGTCGGTCAGGATGAACTTGACCCGGCCGCGCCCGAAGGACCGGTAGATGCCGCCGGTCGGCAGGTCGGCGTCGACCGGGATGACCTCCCGGTAGGCGGCGTTGTAGCTCGGGGTCCAGGCGGCCGGGCCGCCGGTCCAGTCGTTGTTGCCCGAGTCGTGGTCGGACCACTGGTAGGCCAGCGGCATCCGGGTCAGGACGTCGTGCAGGCCGCTGTTGACCGCGATCTGGTTCTCGATCGAGGTCTGGTGAGTGGCCTGGGTGGTCGAGGTGCTGTTGTCGTAGTGCCAGTCGCCGAGGTGCAGGAACAGGTCCGGGGCGTTGGCCAGGATGTTGTCGAAGGACGTCCGGGTGGTGTTGCCCGAGGTCAGGCAGGACGCGAAGGCGACCCGGAAGCTCTTGACCGCCCCCGGGTTGTCGGTGGTGAACCGGCCGATCGACGTGGAGAGCACGCCGTCGACCTCGACCTGGTACCAGTACGCGGTGTCCGGCTGCAGGCCGACGATCATGTGACGGCTGTACTGGGAGACGTCCGGCACCTGCACGGGGGTGTAGCCGACGCCGGTTGACATGCCCGCGTCCTGGGCGACCTTCAGCCGCACCTGGGAGGCGTAGGCGGTCTTCACCGAGACCGGGACCGAGTTGCCCGTCGGGGTGCCCGCGATGGCGAAGACCAGGCTGCCGCTCGGCGCCGGGGTGGTGACCGAGGCAGCCGCCGACTCCACCGAGCGGTTCCCGGCCGCGTCGGCGGCCGAGACGGTGTAGCTGTAGGTGGTCTGCGCGGTCAGCCCGGTGTCCACGAACGACGTGCCGGTGACCGTGGCGACGTCGACCCCGCCCCGCCGCACCCGGTAGCTGGCCACGGCGGTGTCGTCGGTGCTCGGGCTCCAGGCGACGGTGACCTGGGTCGGCGAGTTGACGGTGGCGGTGACGTTGCTCGGGACGGTGGGCGACACCAGGTCGCCGGTGCCGACCTTCGTGCCGGGCCGGAAGGCCACCCCGAGGGAGACGGCAGCGTTGCTGGTCGCGTTGGTCTTGGTGAACTTGGCGGAGCCGGTCGCCCCGGCGACGGGGAACCCCTCGTAGGCGCTCTCCATCCGCCGCCCGATGCCGGTGGTGTCCAGGATGAGCGTCGTGCCGGGCGGCGGGGTGAAGTCGTCGGCGGTGACCGCCAGGACCGCCGCCGCGTAGATGACCAGCTCGTTGGCGAGCGTGGTGGTCATCGACGGCACGGTCGGACCGGCGGTGCTGCTGGTGGCGTTGTTGGCGGTGACGTCGATCGGAGTGGTCGTGTCAACCGCGTTCAGCCGCATCATCTGGGCCGAGATGCGGCTCGCGCCGCTGGTGTTGAAGCCGGAGAAGGTGTAGCTGGTCGGTTCGCTGGCGGTGGCCCAGCGGTAGAACAGGGCCATGTTGATGCCGACGTTGGTTGACGACTTGCCCAGGGTCCAGCCCGCCGGGGTGGCGGGCACGGTCGCCGTGGAGGTGGACTCCGCAACGAGGGCGACCAGCAGCTCACCAGCGAGAACCCCACCGGGGACCGCGATGGTGATCGCTGTGCCGGTGGAGACCTCGGCGAGCGTGGGGCTCCCGGCGATGAACGGCATCTGAGTCACGCGGCACCACCGGGCATGGTCAGATGATGGCAGGCGGTGATCGAGCGATGACGCCGCGCGACGGGGTCAGCTCCTCGGCAGGCTGCTCTGCGGGGTCAGATCACAACTCTCGCAGACCGCCCAGGCGGTGGCCTTCCCCTCCTTGCTGGCCGGGTGGACCACCACGTACTGCCGCTGCCCGCCGCAGCAGTTGCACTTGCGCGTCCGGTTCAGCTGCAGCTCGGCCATCTCACTCGCCGCCGCCCCCGTGCACCGGCTTCCCCGCCTGGGTCCAGCCGCTGGTCGCGTAGGCCCGCACCTTCTTGCTGAAGTGCCGGGCCAGCTCGGTGGGGACGTCCCCGTTGTGGATCATCAGCTGGCGCATGAACTCGTGGATCGAGTAGTGGCCGTTGCAGCAGACCGAGATCCGGTTGGCCGCGACGTTCGGTCCGCCGAGGCCTTCGGGCCAGACGTGGTGGGACTCGATCGGCACCCACTCGCGGTGCCGGTGGACGACGCACTCCTCGCCCATCGGCATGGTCGCCACCAGGTGGGCATGGCCCGCATCGTGGATGCTGGGCTCAGCTACCGACTGCGCGTTCGCCGTCACACACAGAGAGTGTCATGGGCGGGTCGAGGGTTCGGTCCCGCCGCAGTGGCATCCGAAGTGCCTGCGCGAACACGGCGACGAGAGCATCCTCGACCCGGGCTTCACGCTTCTGTCTCTGGGCCGCGACCTCGTCCATGAGCGCAGTGTGCGGGATCGACTCCGCTCTCCCGGGGACCTCGGTCGTTCCCTGCGCTCGCGCGTGTCGCTACAGCGGCTGTACCGAGATCGGCCGGGAAGCACAGGTTGCACCTGGTTGACACGGTTGAGGGCGCAGTCCCCTCTCGCTGGGTCGGTAACCTCACCGGAAGCCGAGAGCCCGGACCCGCTTCCCAGGGGTCCGGGCTCTTGCGTTCGTCGGCGATCCGGATGCCGCGACCGATGAACAGCGCGCCCAGCAGGCCCACGGCCAGCCAGGCGCCCAGCCCGATCAGGACGATCGTGAGCAGGAAGAACCAGTCGATGATCATCGGGCTCCCTGGTTGGTCTCCTCGTCCTGCTTGGCTTCCACCCGCGCCGCCTGCCAGGCCGAGAACGACCCCAGGAACAGCGCGATCATCGAGACGAAGCTGACGAAGATGACGCTCTCCAGCCAGCCCAGGGCGTAGGCCACGGCGGTGAACGGCAGCCAGAACGCCGTGCACCAGCCGTGGAAGGCCCGCAGGAAGTTCGGGCGCCCGAACAGCGCGAAGATCCTCACCGGGCGACCCGGCGGTGCTCCCGGCCGTCCAGGCTCATGTGCATGTAGGCGGCCACCAGCTCGTCGGGGCCGAACGCGCGGGCGACCAACGTGCTGGCCGGGCCGCAGACGCAGTCGGCGGAGCGCTCGTGCTCGATGAGGTCGCCGACCGGGATGATGTGCATCGGCTTCACGCCGCTGCCACCGCCAGCAGCTCGATGTCCTCGTCGCCGAGGTCCATGTCAACCGAGCACGGGCACCAGCCGGGGCACATCGCGGCGACGCCCTGGTGCACGCCCAGCTTCTCGAAGACCCAGCACTTCAGCTCGTCGGGGGCGTTGAGCCAGTCGGTGAGCAGGACCGGTCGCAGCGCGAGGAGCGCGAGGGCCGTCCGGACCACGCGACCTCCACGGCCATCCAGAGCGCGGTCCCGAAGGCCAGCCAGTCGCTCCACCGCAGGTGCACTCACGACGCCCTCCGCTCGACTGGCTCAGGGAAGGGCAGCTCCAGCTGGCCCTCGACGGTCTCGCGCGGGTCCAGGGTCGTCCGGCGCGTCATGGCGCGACCCGGCCGAACTCGCAGAACGCGGCGTGGGTGATCGGCATCAGGGTCTCCAGGGCGTCCTCGTACCCCGCCGCGACCTGCTGGATCTCCCACATCGGCTTGCTCGGGTAGGCCGCCGCCGGGTCCTCGGTGCGCAGGCTCAGGAAGGCCATCAGCGACCGGGCGTTGCAGGTCGTCCAGTAGGTGGTCATCAGGTTGACCGGCAGCACCATCCGGGCCACCTCGCGGGCGACGCCGCTGGCCAGCAGCGACTCGTACTCGCGGAAGGCCTCCCGGGCCAGCCGGGACAGCGAGCCGGTCACCTGGGCCCGCTGGAGGTAGCTGCCGGGCTGGATGTCGTAGGACATCGCCTTGCCGACCTGGGTCAGCCCGCGCTCGCTCGGGGGGATGTAGAACGTCGGGTCGAAGGCCTTGAACCGGCCGGACTCGCCGTTGTAGCTCCAGCCGATGCGGTGCCGCAGGTGCTCGGTGGCCACGCAGAGCGGCATCTGCACCCGGAAGCTGAAGGAGTTGTGCTCGAACGGGCTGCCGTGTCGGTCGCGCATCAGGGCCCGGATCAGGCCTTCCACCGGCCGGTCGATGTCCTCGGCCATCTGCCCGGCGGTTGACACGCGGGCGGCCGAGGCTACGAAGGCGTCCCGGGCGTTGGCGCTGGAGACCAGCTCGACGCTGATCTGACTGGTGAGCTGAACGTCCTGCACATCACTGGCTGCCACGAACCGTGTCTACAGGGTGACCCTCGATCGGAGTGTTCCGCCGCCGCAGCAGTAGGTTGACGCCCACCGCGCCGCTGATGCAGACCGAGCAGGGCACCGTCGCGGCGTCGATGCCGAGCATCAGCCCGTAGACCAGCATGAAGACCCCGGCGAACCCGAAGATCACCATCACGTCGCACAGGAAGCGGTCCCAGGGGTTCATCGGACCAGCGCTACCCGGGCGCGCGGCTGCTCACGCAGGTCCGGGATCACCCAGCCCCGTCGGGTCATGTCGTTGACGACGTCGGTCTTGTAGCCGATCGCCAGGCCCGCCTCCACCAGCTTCCAGGCGTCGCGGGTCTGCACCCGCATGTAGGGCAGGCAGCCGTGCAGGACGATCGTTGCGCGGGCCCCAGTGACCTGCCAGCGCAGCGAGGAGGACTCGATGCGCATGTGTTTGTCCGGGCAGTGCTCGGTGCACTGATGGCGGTTGTAGGCCTTCGGGATCGAGCGCACCTTGACCCCGGTGACCAGGGCCAGCCAGTCCAGCGCGGCGATCCGCCCCTGGATGGTCACCTCGGGCAGGCCGGTCCCCCGGTAGTCCCGTACCCGGAGCACCGCGAAGGAGTCGACCAGGGCGGCGGCGTAGGCCAGGTCAGCGGGCTCCAGTTTGGTTGACACAGCCCTGAATACTACGGTGGCGCGGTGCAGCTCTGGTGGCATCTCTACGGCGCGGACATCCCGGAGAAGGGCTACGCCTGCCAACTGCTGATCGGCGGCACCGACAAGGGGCCCGACGACATCCCCGCCACGATGCCCTTCGAGCTGGGCACGGTCATCGAGGACGGCACGACCGCCCGCCAGCTCCCCCGGCTCGGGTCATGGGACCACCGGCCGACGATCGCCGAGCAGAACGCCGTGCGGATCTTCGGCGGCCTGGACCCGGAGGTCCCGGCCGACAACGTGGACGACTACGGCGACGACCTCGACGGGCACCAGGACGACGACTGGTGAGGTCAGAAGACGCTGGTCAGCTTGTAGTTGCAGCCGATCTCGATGATCTGGCCCGCCAGCGGGGTGTCGAAGCGGCCGGAGGTGAAGACGACCTCGAAGTGCCCCTTGGTCGTGTTCGCCGTGACTTCGTAGTTCAGCGTGGCCGTGATGCCGTCGCCGAACAGACCGTTGAGCGTGCCGGTCTTCACGGTGCCCGGGTGGAAGACGATGTAGGCGCCGCCGAACCAGACGCTGTAGATCGCGTTGGGCGCGTCGGTGTCGCTGGGCGCGATCGGCCAGTCACCGGTCAGCGTGAAGGCCTCCTGGGAGCCCATGTCGGCGCCGAGGACGTGCTGGAACTTGTTGAGCACCGGCATGTTGATGCCCCAGCTGTAGGCCGAGATGTGGTCGGCCGGGACCACTCCCCCACCGCCAGCGGGCGCCGGGGGCGGGGTGGGCAGCGCGGAGAGCCGGGAGATCAGCTCGTCCTCGGTGACCAGGTCGACCAGCGGGCCGTCCAGATTGTCCAGGATGGCGATCCGCGCGATCGAGACCGTCGTCGCCGGGATCTCCATCGGCACCCGGACGACCACCGGGTGGTCCTCGATGCCGGTGACCACGTAGGTCGGGGTGCCGTGCCCGGGGTACTTGGGCAGGTCCCAGGTCAGGTTGCCGTGGCTGTCGCTGATCGCGTTGACCACGCCGACCTTCTGGAAGGTCCCCGGCGTCGGGCTGTCCGGCCCACCCAGGTAGACCGCGACCTGCGCCTTCCGCCCCGAGATCGGGTGGTTGCTGCCGTCGACTACTACGTGGCTGAGGGTGGTCACGAACCCAGGATGACAGGTCCACTACGCGCAGTGATGGACGCGGTCCGTGTTGACACTGTTGACACGAAGGGTGCATACTCTCCGCATGGTCACTTGCCCGAGCTGCGGTCACGCCTTCCACCCGAAGGCCTGCACCCCCTGCCCACCCGAACCGCCCGTCGGCACCTGGATGAAGGACCGCTTCGGCGGCACCACCCAGCGCCGCGTCTACCAGGGCCACGACGGCTGGGGGCAGCCCGGCGTCTGGAACTACGGCGTCTGGGAGTCCATGTGGGCCGCGCGCGGCCCCTACACCGAGTGCGGCCCCTGGGGCGCCGAACTGACCACCAACCAGAAGGAGGCCTGACATGGCCCAGCGTGTGATCACCTACGTCCAGTACACCGACGACCTGACCGGCGAGGAGTTCGGCGAGCAGGACGGCGAGACCGTCGTCTACGCCATCGACGGCGCGCACTACGAGATCGACCTGGTCGCCTCGAACGCCAAGGCGCTGCGCGAGCTGCTGGCGCCCTACCTGCAGGTGTCCCGCAAGACGGTTGACACGCGCGGCCGGAAGCTCGTGAAGGGCGGCGGTCAGGGCACCCACCCGGAGAAGAAGCGCCGCCGGACCAAGGACGAGATGGCGCGCATCCGCGCCTGGGCCAAGGAGAACGGCTACCCGACCGGGGAGAACACGACCACGCCCAACCGCGTCCCCTTCGACACCGTGCAGGCCTACGCCCGGCTGGTGGAGGAGGCGTGATCAAGGCCGTCGCCACTCAGAAGGACGGCAGCACGGCGGTGTTCCTGGGGCTGTCCCGGGAGAACGTCGACCGGCTGCTGGCCAACCAGCCGATCGCGGTCAAGCTGCGCGAGCTGCACCCGGACCTGCCCGACCTCACGGTCATCCTGCTGGGCGGGGAGACCGAGGCGGACATCGCCGAGGACCTGCGGGTGCTCGGTCCGATGCCCTCTAGTTGACATTGTTGACAAGCGTGCCATACCATGAGGGCATGACGCAGATGGATGGCCCCAGCCTCGATGACCTCCTCCCCTTCCGGCACGTCGCTCAGGAGCAGCAGGACCTGATCCTCGGCCTGGACCACCTGGACGACGGCGAGAAGGCCAGCGTGCTGAGCACCCTGGACGACATCGCCAGCGGTGACTACTTCTGGCCGCGCACCGAGGAGCAGCTGCACGACTCGATGGCCGACGTCTACGGCCTCGTGCGCGGCTCGGACGGCCTCTGGCGGGACGCGCTGGTGCCCGATGGCAAGGGCGGCTGGGTGCTCGACCCGTCGGTGGTCGCGTGAGCGCCAAGCCCCGCCCGCGCCCCTGCGCGTCCTGCCCCTACCGGCGGGACGTGCCCAGCGGCGTGTGGGCGGCCGAGGAGTACGAGAAGCTGCCCGGCTACGACGGGGACACCGCCTACCAGCACCCCAGCGCCTTCTTCTGCCACGCGCAGGACGGCTCGGTCTGCTCGGGCTGGCTCGGGCACACCGACCCCTATCACCTGCTCGGGGTGCGCCTCGGGATCTCGATGGGGACCCTGGACCCGGCCTGCGCGGAGTACACGACCGACGTCCCGCTGTTCGCCAGCGGTCAAGAAGCGGCCGAGCACGGAGTCGCTGACATTCAAGATCCATCGCCGAAAGCGGCGGAGATCATTCGCAAGATCATTCACAAGCGACGGGTCGAAAGGCTGCGGGGAAAGCCATGATCAGCAAGGCCACGAAGTGGAAGTTCTTGGCGGTCAACGGCTGGTTGATCTTCTTCGGCGCCGTGATTGGTTGGTCTTCACCAACATTTCCGTGGGGCGTCTTGGCCATCGCCGTGGGACTCAGCTGCCTGGCTGTCTCGGCCACGCTGAAGGAGCGGGACCGGCACTGAGCCGGAAGTTACCGGCGAGTCAGACGCCGCTTTGGCTTGTGGCCGTCTTAGTTGACATGGTCCCCTATTCAACGTGGGCGCAGACACACCCCGACTTGGTCGCTACTTCGGAACGCAGGAGCAGGTGGATTCCTGGCAGGGAGACTGCACAGCGAAGCACCCAACCTTCGGTGTGCTCTGCCTTCTCAGTGGTCACCCGCACCGCGTCAGCCACTTCGCTAGAGGCGTCACAGACGACGGCCAGATGTGGCAGTTGCACTGGTGGCTACCGCGCGCTCAGCACGAAGCGCCGGACATGAAGGCCGACCACGTTCCGGAGTGGGCCGAGGTCATCTAGGCCATCTCGTAGGCTGTCCAGCACAGACGGGTTGACCCCAAAGGTGCTCGGCTGCTCTGTCCCTTCGAGCAGCTGGAGGCTGCCCGCATGTCAACCACTGTCGCCGCCCGCTTCTACGTCGCCGAGGTCCACAAGAAGGCCTACGGCGGCCCCGGCACCGAGCCCCAGCGCGACGTCAAGCTCCAGGCCGCCACGCGCGGCGAGGAGAACAAGTCCTGGGCGCAGTACACCCCCAGCGGCTGGATCACCATGACGGTCAACGGCCCGGCCGGTGAGTGGTTCGAGGAGAACCTGGGCCGCGACATCGCGGTCAGCTTCGCGGTGGCCGAGGAGGCCGGGCCGACGAAGTTCAGCTAGAGCTTGGCGAAGGTGCTGAACTCGCTGACCGCCATCGCGGTGACCCCGTCGACCCGGGGGCCGTGCCAGTAGCGGTAGCGCTCCAGCGCCTTCAGGAACGCCCGGCAGGCCGGGGGCAGGCAGAGACCTGCCCCCGGCCTTCCTGCGGCTCTGGGGGCGCTCACGCGGCGAGCGCGTGGGCTTCGGGGTGCGGGCACCGCTTGGTGACCGTCACCGAGGCGACCTTGACCGTGACCACGCCGGACCAGACCAGGGACACCGCGTGCGTGCGGTCCCGGGCGCCGATCTTGGCCATCACGTTGCGCAGGTGGCTCTTGACCGTGTCCTCGGACAGGCCGTAGTCCCGGGCGATCATCCGGTTGGACTTGCCCTCGCACAGCGACTCCAGGACGGCGCGCTCCATCCGGGTGACCAGCACCTGCAGGCTCGGGCCCCGGTGCAGCTCGGGCTCCCAGTCCTCCAGGTCGGCGATCTCCTCGGCGCCCAGCGGCGTCCCCTTGGGGGTGCGCATCGGCGGCCGGGGCTTGGGCGCCAGGACCTTCATCGCTCCACCCGCCGGTTGACATGGGACTTGCACTGCGGGCAGGCGTCCCGGTTGCCGACGGGCATGATGCCGTCGCTGTCGATGTGCAGCACGGGGAACCGCATCAGCGTGTGGTCCCCGCAGGTACGGCACCACAGGCCGAGCGTGGGCTCCCCCAGCTCGATGGTCTTCACGCGGCGCAGTCTCTCAGTGACGCACGGTCGTCAGGTGCCGCTGCCGCTCGAACTGCAGGTAGGCGCGCGAGGCCTGCGGCCCCTCCTGGCCTTGGTAGTGGCTGCCCAGGATCTTGGAGCCGTAGGGGTTCTCCGCCCGGCTGGTCAGGTCGAAGAAGCACACCTGGCCGATGAACATCCCCGGCCACAGCAGCACCGGGCGCGGCGCGACGTTCTTCAGCTCCAGGGTCACGTAGCCGTCGAAGCCGGGGTCGATGAAGCCAGCGGTGGAGTGCACCTCGATGCCCAGGCGGCCGATCGAGGACTTGCCCTCCAGCCGCCCGGCGATGTTGTCCGGCAGTGTCAACCGCTCGACCGTGCTGCCCAGCGCGAAGGCGCCCGGCGCCAGCTGGAAGGCGTCCCCGTCCTCGACGTCGATGGTCAGCATCGACTCGGAGACCTTCGGGTCGATGGGGAGGTTGTCGGGTCCGCCGAACATCAGGAACCGGGCGTCCAGCCGGACGTCGACCGAGCACGGCTGCATCGCGCGCGGCGCGGCCGGGGAGATGGAGATCTGCCGGTTCTCGACGGCGCGGGCGATGTCGCGGTCACTCAGCATGGACATCAGCCCTGCTCCTCGCGGACCTTGCGCACGCGCAGGTCGAACATCGCGCCGCCGGGCAGGCCGGAGCGCACCAGGGCGCCCTGGCTGGTGGCCAGGATCGCGGCCTGTCCCAGGGTCAGCCGGGTGCGCAGGCCGGGGCCCTCGTGGAACCACTTGCCCGCGCGCTCGTAGCGGACCACCTCGGTCCCGTCGGCCAGCTGCGCGTGGATCCGCCGGTCGGTCTGGAGCGGCAGGGCGGCAGCGGCCTGCCGCGCCTCGCGCTCGATCTGCTCCATCAGCTGCGCCACGGTCATGTCCAGCGGCGACGTCGGCGGAGCGGTTGACACGGGTGTTGCCTGTTGCGCAACAAGCAACAGCTGGTTCCGGTCGGCCGCGATCATCTCGGGCGAGATCGCGGCCAGCTCGGTGGTCTCGGCGGCGATCCGCCGGTCGTTGCTCTCGCGCAGCCGGGCGTAGGGCGCCGGACGCGGCGGCGGTACCGGGATGTTGACCTGCGTCGGCGCCACGACCCCGGGCATCTTGACCTGGCCGGGGCCCTTGGCGACGTGCGGGCTGCCGGAGTGCCGGATGCGCAGGGCGTCGCGCTGCACCTCGGAGGCCGACAGCGCCCGCCGGATGACGGTGTCCGGGCCGGGGCTCGGCTTCTTGCGGGTCAGGTGCCAGGCCAGCGCGCCCAACAGCGCGAGGATCAGCACACCCAGCACGATCAGCACCAGGTGGTGCGCGGTCATCTCAGCTCCAGTCGTCTGCGTCGTCCATCGGGATCAGCTCGGCGTCGATGACGCCGTCGCTCAGACCCTCGACGTCCTCGGGGTAGGCACTCTCGGTGATGTCGCTCGGCATCAGCGCGGGCGCCAGCGCGGCGAGCTTGTTGCGGATGACCTCGGCCGGGGAGAGCTGCTGGGTCTCGTTGCCCTCGCTCGGCTGGACCCGGAAGTGGACCTCCTTGGGCGGCGCGAGGCCGACCCGGTCCAGGATCGCCTGGGAGGCCTGCACCCGGGCGATCTCGCTCTTGCCGTTCTCGGCGATGTCAACCAGCGCATCGGCGGCCGTGGGGGCGCCGTGCGCGAGGATCGACCAGGCGGAGCGCACGGCCGAGATCGCCGAGGACTGGTCACCCTTGGCGACCGGCTCGTTGCTCACCGTTCGAGTATGAGGGCAGGCGTCAACGCCCCGTGTTCCGCCGGGGCGTCGGCGTGTCGGGCTCAGAGGCCGCGCGCGTACCCGTCCGAACCCACGAGGGACTTCAGCTGCTCGACCGGCACGCCGGTCATCGTGACCACCCGCTCGATGTGGTAGCCCTGCTTGATCAGGTGCCGGGCCTCGGCGGGCGTCCAGCTGATCGGCGCGGGCTTGGTCTCGCGGCTCGGGGTCTTGGCGGGGGCGGGGGTCTCGGTCATCTGCGTCTCCTCGATCGGTTCCGGGCGGTAGGGGATGTGGGTCTGGCCATCCAGCTGCGCGTCCAGCGCCGCCAGCGCCCGCTCAGCGGCCTCGCGCTCCTGGCGCGCTCTCACCAGTCGCCCGTCGGTGGCCAGCCGCGTCTGGCGGCGTACAGCGGGGTCGTTCTTCTTGTTGCGGCCCCAGCTCGACCCGTGGGTGCCGACCTCGCGGCGCTGCTGCTTGCTCGACCCGCGCTCGTCGCGCTTGCGGCGTCCGGCGTCCTTCGCCATCAGCGGCGCACCGGTGCGGGGATCGTCGTGCGCTTCGCGGCCATGCCCGACAGCTCCTCGGCGTGCATCTCGCGCTGCAGCTCCAGCTTGCGGCGGGCCCAGGGCTCCAGCTTCGGATCGGTCAGCTGCTCGTCCAGCGCGGCGATCTGGGAGCGGACCTCCTCGGCCCTGGCGCGGCGCTGCGCGATCACCGGGCCGATCCAGAAGCGCCAGGTCACGAACGGCAGGAAGGTGCCCAGCAGGCCGCTGATGAACCAGACGGCCCACATCGCCCAGCTGTGGTCCAGCGGTGTGCCGTCCACGGCCAGGTCGACCAGGGCGAGCACCAGGACGATGGCCGACCACATCCAGGCCCGCCACTGTGTCAACCAGTAGTGCGTGCCGGAGCGGTAGTCCCAGCGGATCGCGCGGGGACGGGGGACGAAGCGGAAGCAGTTGATGCTGATGGATCGCATGACTGAGGTGTGAGTGCTCTCTGGGAAGGCAGCGCCGGATGTCTCAACGCTGCAGGGAGTAGACCTTCTCGGACACGATGAGCGGACGGCCCTCGGGTCCCTTGGTGTACGGCGCGATCCACACCCGGACGCGGAACCGCGTCGGGTCCTCGGGGTACGGCTCGGCCAGCGGGTGGTTCGGCCCGCACGCCCGCCACGCGGGGTGGCCACGGACGACCCACCGATGGTGCCACTCGACCAGCGACTCGCCCTCGGCCCGCGCGGTCTTGCGGTTGCGCAGCCGGATCACGACGACGCGCGGCGGGATGTTGGCCCGCCCGGCGCGCTTGCGGAACGGCCGGGGGACGTCGGCCGGGCCGATGTCGGTGACGGTCTGGTTGCACAGCAGCCAGAAGGCGTGGATCAGCCGGGTCAGGTTGCTGTACTCGACCGGCACCCCGCCCTCGGCCAGGATCGTCTCGATCTTGGCCTCCGGTGCGGGCTGCCAGGCCGGGCCCAGCCGCTGCTGGTCGGTGATCGACTGCGCGCCGGTGAAGCCCCAGCGGCCCTGCAGCTGGTTGCGCAGCGCCTCGACCTCGGGCTCGTCGCGGGCCAGCTCCAGGGCGACCTGGTCGGGCTCCTCCCGGTGGTCGTTGAACATCCAGAGCATCGTCCACTCGGTGGGCTCCCCGGAGTCGTGACGACGGCTCTCGGCGATGATCGGGCCCCAGACGATCCAGGAGATCCGCATCTGCTTGCCGCGCACGTCCTGGAAGGGCAGGCCGCCCTCGAACCGGGCGATGCCCGCCCGGGTCGGCATCATCAGCCGGTTGATCCGGTCGGTCTCGTCCAGCTGCGTGGCGGCGAAGGAGACCAGGCTGGTCATGTCGGCGGTGACGTGGAAGCACTCCGCCTCGGGCAGCACCCGGCGCAGCGTCTCGATGGTGACGGCGGCGTTGTTGCGCGCCCGCGACTCGTCCAGGCCCTCCTTGGCCGCGATGTCGGAGTCCTTGAAGTCCAGGAACACCTGGTGGCGCCAGGCGCCCTTCAACGTCGGGTTCTCCAGCCGGGCCATCAGGTCGGCCTTGTGGTCCAGCAGCTCCGGCGGGTTCATCAGACGGTCCGCAGGTACTCGGCGAAGCCCTCGTGGTCGCCCTCGTAGCTGCCCAGGCCGAAGGCCAGGCTCGGCAGGTCCTCGCCGTAGACCTTGCCGTCGCGGCGGGCCACACGGACGGTGTTCAGGTCGTTCTCCCGCAGGAAGTCGGCGGTGACCTGGCTGGTGGGGATGATCCCTGTCTGCGTCATGCCCTTAGTATGCCATGCCTGTCAACAGTGTCAACACGGGGGCCATCAGTGCCACCGGCGTGTCTCGGAGTCGGTGTTCGCCACGGAGGCGTCGACCTTGGCCCGCAGCGGGTCCAGCCGCACCGGCCCGGCCTGGTGCTTGCGCACCTCGCGGTAGAGCCGCTTCAGGCTCTCCTCCAGCGCGGGCAGCGGCACCTCTTGCCCGTTGCGCACTGCGCTCGACTGCGCCGCGCGCCGTGTCAACCGGGGCCAGTCGCCCCGGTTGATCAGGTCCGCGCAGACGCCGCAGGCGCTCCAGGCGTTGGTGGACCCCCAGTCGGTGATCGTCCGGTCCAGCCGCATCGGCATCTCGAAGTCGGCGACCGGCAGCTCCCAGACCACGCCCTCGTAGGTCAGGCAGAAGTCGCAGCGCAGCCGGACGTTGGCCTCGCCCAGCACGGAGTACGGGATCGGCTCGACCGCGTGGTTGACACCCTCGTCGCGGTCGGGCTCGGTGTGGTCCCAGACGACGCCGTGCACGGTGCGCTTCTTGGTCACCGGGTCGACGGTGACGTCCTCCAGCCGCTCCAGGGACCGCCTGCACACGCGGCAGGCCATCCACTCCTCCATCGGGCCCATCGTCGGCCCGGGGCGGGGTCCGGTCACGACCAGCCCAGGCGCCGGTGGTCGGAGTCGACGGGGGCGTTCAGCGGGTCGATGGCGTCCGGGCGGTCGAACTCGCGCATCTCGACGCTCTGCACCGGGCTGCTCAGCAGCATCCCGGAGCCGTCGGGCATCTCGCAGACCATGAACATCCCCTCGGTCAGCTCCTCGCGCTTGACCGCCTCGCGCCAGGGCAGCACCAGGGTGTTGGTCTTGCGGCCCTCCTCGTCGGTGAAGCCGATGATCCGGCGGGGCTCGGTGTAGCCGCCCAGGTGGTTGGGGATGACGCCGTCGCTGGCCCAGGCGTGCACCGGGTAGGGCAGCTTGGTCAGCTCGGTGCCGTCGTCCAGGACGTGGTCCACGACCGGCGCGGGCTGCAGGGTGATCAGGTTCTCGCGGCTCACAGGTGCTCCTCGATGTCGTCGGCGGCGTAGGGCTCGCCGGTGTAGGGGCGGATCTCGGACGGTGCGTCGAACAGGCGGCGATTGACACCGAGGAAGCGGTGCAGGCGGCCCAGCTCCTGGTCCTTGTCCCGCCAGGGGCGGCCGTCGAAGCGGAGCAGGTCCCACTTGCTGTCCACCGGCGGCCGGGACGGCTTGTGCTCCCAGGACTTGCGGGCCCGGTAGCGGAAGTGCCACCGCTCGACCAGCAGCTGGACGGCGTCCTTCTTGGTCCGGACGTCCTTGGCGATCAGCTCCAGGCCGTTGACCGGGTCGTTCGGGATCGTCATCCAGACGTCCCAGGTGACCAGCCGGGACACGCTGCCGATCGGCCACTCCGGGCCCCAGCGGTCGATGAACACCGTGGAGGCCTCGCCGTTCTTGATCGCGTGCACGCCTCGGTAGACGGCCACGGGGTCGCCCCCGGGGTCGCCCGGCTCGTAGACGGTGATGATCACGCGGTCCCCCTCGGCACCGCGTAGCGGGTGCGGCCGTCCTCGGTGAACCGCACGCAGCCGCACACCGGGCAGGTCTGGCTCTCGCCCTCGGCGGGGAAGTCGGTGACCGGGAACGGCGTCCCGGGCTTCCCGCCCCAGTTGTGCCCGTCCTTGCGGCACGCCTCGACCGGCGGCCAGGGGCCGTACCAAGCCTCGTTCTCGGCCGTCCACGCGGGCATCAGGGCTGCCGCCCCAGGCCGTCCATCAGGTGCAGGACGACGAACAGCGCGGCCAGCGCCAGCAGGATCACCGGTGGCCCCGCAGCGTCCAGAAGACGTGCACGGCGAAGAACGGGACCGCGTGCTGGGTCCACCAGGGCTGCGCCCGGTCGGCGGCGGGGTCGGGGAACACTGTCTGCGTCACGCATTGACTATAAGTCGGGAGTGTCAACAGTGTCAACAGGGAGCACTCCCCGGTGTGTCCCGTCCACCGGCGGGGCCAGCACGTCCTTCAGCCGGGCGTCGCCGACCCACACGCCGCGCTCGATGTTGGTGGCCAGGTGGTTCAGCAGGTCGGCGAAGTTCCAGCTCAGCCGGTTGAACACGGTGTCCGACGTGCGCGGGTTGTCCAGCCGCCGCTTGACCTCCAGCAGCCGCTCCACGGTGACCTCGTAGGTGCTCGGCAGCTTGGGCGGCGGCGCCGGGGTGTAGCGGGCGAACAGCGTGCGCAGCTCCATCTCGTCGGCCGCGCTGCGTGTCTCCTGCTTGGTCAGGTCGGTGTAGCGCTTGACCCCGATCAGCCAGGCGTCGGCCCGGTCGTTCTGCTTGGGCATGGCCACCTCGATGCCCTGCTCGCGCAGCATCCGGTCCTGCCAGGCCTCGACCGTCTCGCCCTCGCCCCAGGCCATGTCAACCACCCCTCGTCGGCGGCGTCCCGGCGATCCGGTCGGTGCCGTCGGTCAGCAGGACGACGTTCGTCCAGCCCATCTGCTCCAAGGTCTGCGCCACGGCTTTCATCACGGCCGCCGCGACAGACAGAGACAGCGGCAGCTCCAGGCGCACCACGGACTCGGTGCCGTCGGGCAGCCTCACCCCAGCACCAGCTGCAGCCGCTCGCGCAGCGTCGCCCCGTCCGGCGGGTTCCCGGCCGCACTGCGCCAGCCCAGGGCGTCGTGGAAGTCGGCCAGCACCCGGTTGTCCGGGTCGTGGGTGTAGATCCACTCGGCCAGGGCGTCGATGGCCAGCAGCACCGGGTGGACGCGGTTGACAGCCGGGTGCAGCGGCATCCAGTAGTCGGCGCGCTCCGAGGGCGGCGGGATCGGCTCGTCCAGGAAGAACACCAGCGGCCCGTTGGCGGGGTTGGCCAGCAGCTCGGCGCAGCCGTAGCAGTAGGCAGTGCGCTCGGTGCGCATCCCGTCGTGGGAGCGGTAGGTGCCGCGCACGGTGGCCTCGTTGGTGCACCGCACGCTCGGGCAGCGCTCAGCCATCGGCCCGCTCCTCGCGCTCGCGGGCCTCGTCCTCGGCGTCGGCCCCGGCCTGCCGGTAGCCGATGTCGCGGGCCAGCCCGATGGTGCGGGCGATCACGGCCTTGGCGTCCTCGTAGAGGTGCTGCAGCCCGGCCTCGAACGCGGCGTGGTCGATCTGGGAGTCCAGGGCCGCGTCGCCGGTTGACACCGGCTCCGGCCTCGGCTTGGCCAGCCGCTCGGCCAGGAACGGCACCTCGCTCAGCTGCGCGCGGGCCATCTTGCGGTAGTAGTCCCGGCCGGGCTCGGACTCCTGGCCCCAGTTCAGGTGCTCGGTGTCGAAGTGGTGGTGCAGCCAGCGGGCCAGCTGCTCGATGTGGTCGGTCTCCTGGCGGATCAGGGCGGCCTCCTCGGCCCCGGTCACCGGGTCGCTGGCCTGCCCGGCCCGCTCCTGGTCGACGGCGATCAGGATCCACTCGACCCGGTCGGCCTCGTCCAGCTCCAGCCACGTCTTGGGCGCGTCGGGGCGCCTGCGCTCGTACAGCTCGCGGCCCAGCTCCTGGTGCCGCTCACGCTCGGCCTGCAGCTCGTAGCGCTCGGCCTCGTCGTCCCTGCTCATCGGTGTCCTCTCAACGCGGGCGGGCCCGCCACCAGGTGCGGTGGCGGGCCCAGGGGGGCGGGCAGGTCAGGCGTCGTCGTCCTCGTCGTCCTCGATCTGGATGCCGGGCATCCCGGGCACGCTCACGCCCTTGCGGGCGTAGGTCTCGGCCTGGGTGGGCTTGGCGCCCTCGTGCAGGACGGTGATCTGGTCCAGCGGGATCAGGTAGTCCCGGCTGCCCTTGACCACGATCGCGGGCAGCGGGCCCTCGGGGTACACGGCCAGCAGCTCGTAGGGCCCCCAGGTGCGGCTGGACTTGGTCCGCACGGTGACCTCGGAGCCGATCAGGCTGGCCAGGAAGGCGATGGACGTGGTGGGCGTGTCGTTGCTCGTCTGCGTCATGGGTTGAACTATAGCGGACTTGTCAACTACGTCAACACGGGGGTGCACGAAGGGCCCGGCTACCAGGGCTTGAACGCCTTGGGCCGGGCCCTCCTGGCGACGCCATGCACGCCGCCTGCCGCTGCGACGGGATGCACCCGGCGCATGGAAACCGGGGAGTGCCGCCGGGTTGCGAACCCGCAGGGCTGGAAGGACTCGAACCTCCGACACGCGGCTTTGGAGACCACTGCTCTGCCAGCTGAGCTACAACCCTGAGACCCGCCCGGTTCCCGGTGCGCTCAGCCGCTCATGCGTCCCCGCAAGGATCGCTGGCTCTGGTCGTCACTGTCGGGAGTCCGGACGGGCAGGACGGACTATAGCCCCTTCACACGTCCCCGACGTGGCACCGGGGCGTGTTGTCCGGTCAGGCGGCTACTCGCTCTGTAGATCGGCGGGGGACGGGCACGCCCAGCCCGGTGGCCAGCCGCTCGACCAGGGCCTCCTGCAGCTCGGTCAGTGCCGGGCGCAGCTCGGGGTGGTCCCGGCGCTCGTGCTCGGCCTGCACGGCCGCGAAGAACGCCTCCTGCCCCTCGTGGTCGGCGTAGGCCACGGTCAGCGGCGGGCTCTCGTCCCCTGTCAACCGCAGCTCCAGCTCCGGCAGGGAGAACCGGAAGCCGCAGCCGGAGGTCTCGTCGTGCGGGCAGGTGTGGTGGGTCCAGCGCGCGGTCACCAGGTCGGCCTTGGTCACGGCCTCGATGCTGCTCCCACCGGTCTCAGCGGCCGGTCCCGTCTCGGTGCCCGGCACATGCCCATCAGCTGCAGGTACAGGCAGTTGCTGGCCGACCAGAACCCGTCCGGGCAGCCGCCGGGGATCCTCCCGACCTGCTCGCTGGCCCAGCGGTGCGTGCGCTTCACTCGGCCACTCCCCCGATCCGCGCCGCCTCCAGCACCCGCAGCTTCGCCCAGGCCTTACGGTGCCACCAGCGCAGCCGGACCCAGTAGATCCCGCCCGACCAGCCGTCATCAGCGTGCCGGGACACGAACAGCCGCCCGCAGCCGAAGCACCGCGCCACGGCGTTCTCCAGCTTGGTCTTCACCTCGGCCGGTTCCCCACCGTCAGGCGCGGGCACGTAGCGGGTGAGGCTCGGGACCGGCGGCAGGTCGTGGATGTGCGTGGCGGCGTCGCCGGTGGCCAGCAGCTCGCCCATCAGCCCCTCATCGCAGGATGCAGCCCTTGTGCGGGATGGCGTGACGCGGCGGTTGACAGCGTTCCCGCAGCTCAGCGGCCCGCCGGTGCTCGGCCGGGGTCAGCTTGCCGCCCCAGGCGAGGTCCCGGGCGGCGTTGCGGTGCCAGCCCCGGTGGTGCTCGGCGAACCGGCACTCGACCAGCAGGCCGCTCTCCAGCCCGGCCGCCCAGGCCTGTGGGCAGGGCGCCAGGACGGGCTCAGGGGTGGGTGCGGGCTCAGTCCTCACCGGGCTCCCTCCAGGCGCTCAGCGGCAGGCTCGCGGCCTTGCACAGGGCGTCGCGCTGGTTCCACGCCCGGACCTCGATCCGGAACGGGGTGACCAGGTCCTCGGGCATCCACTCGGCGTCGGTGTGCCCCTCGACGCCCACCACGCCGTAGCTGCCCCGGCTCGTCGCGGTCAGCCGGAAGGTGTGCCCGGCCTCGGGGTCGTCCCGCTCGGCCCGCCACTGCTCCTCGGTGAACGGCGCGCGCTCGGTCTCGGCCAGCAGCGCCATCACCGCCTCGGCCGCTCGGGGTGCGGTGCGGCCCATCACGGCCAGCTCGATCCGGTGCTGCAGCTCGGTGTCAACCACGCTCGGCCTCCTCCTCGTGTAGTCGTCGGTGGGTCTCCTTGGCGATCTCCGGGCCCAGCCGCCGGTCGACCGGGTGCTCGTGATCCACGCCCAGGTGCTGCAGCAGGCCCTCGACGCCCAGCTGCTTGTGCACGATCGGCAGCGGCCTCGGGTGCTGCCCGGCCTGCAGGGTCATGCGCGCTCCTCGACGTCGGGGCCGAACAGCGTGATCGGGAACGCCGTGCCGTCCACCACGGCCGGGTTCATCGTGGAGAACCGCACCGTCCAGCCGCTGGCCGGATCGGCGCGCTCGACCACGGAGCACAGCCCGTCGGGGTTGTCCGCGCTCGGCAGCTCGCCGCACTGGTGCCGGACGTCGGCATCGGGGTGGTGGCGCGGCAGCGCGCAGCCGTGGCTGCCCCAGAACGTCTGGCACAGCGTGCTCACGGCTCGACCCCCTCGACGCCGCAGTCACAGGGCCCGGCCTTGCCCTCGTCGTCGGGCAGGCTCGCGCAGCTCGGGTGGTGCACCAGGTGCACGCTCTCGACCAGCGGGTGCTCGGCCAGGTGCTCGGCCAGCCGGTGCAGCTCGGCCTGCTCCTGCTCGACCTCCTCGACCCGCAGCTCCTGGGTGGCGTAGCGCTGGAAGCGGTGGCTGCTCGTGCACTCGGTCATGCACTCCATGCCGAAGCACACGGCCGCCTCGCAGCCCGCCGGGCGGTCGCCCTCGGTGTCAACCGTGGCCACCTGGGTCAGGCTGGCGTGGATGGCCCGGACGACCTCGTCGTCCAGCCGCTTGGCGCCCAGCGGCAGCGGCATCGTGGCGTCGGCCAGCTCGGTGATCAGCCAGTTCGGCCCCGGCAGCGGCCAGCCCAGCTGGCACCAGGGCCCGTAGGTGTGCCCCTCGCGGCAGTCGGACAGGCAGGCCGCGCCCCGCTGGAAGCCCCTCAGCTGCCGCCAGGACAGCCCGGCCAGGTCCAGGGCCCCGATCGCGGGCTTCAGCGCCTCCAGCACGCGCACAGCGGCACGGAACAGCCCTCTCACGTCGGGCTCCCCGGCTCGGTCGACGGGATCAGCTTGCCCAGCGTCTCGATCACCGACCGGTGCGCCTCGACCAGGTGCGCCCGCACCGCCTTGTCCACCGCGCCGTCGTGCAGCCGCCGCAGCACCCTCGGCGAGGGGTACAGCTCGAAGTTCTCGATGAAGTCCCCGGCGAAGCTGTCCAGGCTGGTCTCCAGCGTCCACGGGCAGTTGCGGAACGGGCAGCGGTACTGCGTGGCGTTCGGCTCCCCGACGGGCGGCACGGCCTCCTCGGCGCCGATGTCGACCAGGTGCAGCGCGGTGACCACGCCCCACAACGCGCCGGTGCTCGCCGACTCGATCATGCTCGGCTCGGCGATCCGCATCAGCTGCTCGACCCGCTTGACCCGGGCGTGGAAGTAGGCGTCCCGGGCGTAGCGGTTGACACCGGCGATGTAGTGCCCCAGCTCCTCGGACAGCCGCCGGTCACTCGCCCCGGTCTCGGTCCCGTGCTCGGGGAACGGGCAGGGCACCGTGCGGTCGGCCTTCGGCCCCGGGCAGCGGCACTGGGACACGACCCGACCGTGCGGGCAGACGTCGCGGTTGTGCAGGTGGCTCACAGCTCGACGCCTCCCGCCTGGCCCAGTGCCTGCAGCTCGGCCAGGTCCTGGTCCGGGGAGTACCGGCCGACCAGCTCGCCGACCCACGGCGGCACAGCGGCCCCGGTGGCCCGCCAGGACGCCAGCAGCGGCCCCGGTGTCCCCGCACCCCAGGCCGTGGCCCGCACGATCGTCCACACCCCGCTCAGCGGGCTGCCGGGCTCGTCCACACGCTGGTAGTCGGCCACCAGCTCGGTGACCCGCGCGCCGTCGATCTCGTGCTCCTCGGCCACCGTGAGGTAGACCCGCAGCTTGGCCTTGCGCAGTTCTGCCATCAGCATCTCCATCATCTGGCCCGCTGCTCGCGGGCGATCACAGCCAGCAGGCTGCCAGCCGGTCTGCGTCGGACGGCCGACGTCAGCATCTCGTATGGGACCTCGCCGTCGATCCACCGCATCTCGCACCGCTCACAGCGCTCCAGGTGCGCCGCGATCGTGGCCAGGAAGCACAGGTCCACCTGGCCCAGGAAGGCCGCCTCGACCCCGTCAGCGGCCCGCAGCAGGCCCTCGGAGCGGTTGACCATGCCGGTGAGCGCCTGGTTCCACACCTCGAAGGCGTGGCGCATGGCAGGCCCCCGCGCCCTCGACAGCGAGTCGGGGAAGGCCCCGATCCGCGCCGCTGCTCGCTGCCCCGGACGCTGCCTCGGCTGCCTCCTCGACCGTGTCGCACCGTGTCGCAAGGATCAGCCCCCCGTGTCGCAGACAAAACCGCAGGTCAGCACCGTGTCGCACCATGTCGCAGTGTCGCAGGTAGATACCGAATAGAGTATTACAACTCTCTCAACAAAAATGCGCGCGCGCGGGCTACTCTGAGTAACCATCCGACCCCTCTCCCCCGACCTGCCCAGAAACCCTTGCGACACTGCGACATGGGCGCTGACCTGCGCTTTTACCTTGCGACACGGTGTGCGACACGGCTCCCACGCTGCGACACGGGACTGACCTGCAGTTTCGCGCCGTTGACCGCGTCCAGGCACAACGAAGCCCCCCGCCTCGACCTGACAGCGGGGGGCTCGATGACTACGCACGGTTACGGAACGGAGACCCCGACCTTGGCCCGACCGGCCGCCGTGAGGCGGTAGCGCGCCGTCGACACCGTCCCGCTCGCGTTGGTCGTGCTCGACCCCGGGACCACCTCGACCAGGCCCTCGGACTCGATCCGCTTCAGCTCGGTGCGGAAGTACGGGTTGTTCCCCGACCGGGTCGGCATCCAGTTGCTGGCGACCTTGAACACCGCGCTCGGCAGGAAGCCCTCGGCCGCCGCCAGCCCCGCGCCGTTCTCCAGGTTGACCATCGCGCGCAGCAGCTTCGGCCCGCCGGACAGCTCGACGCCCTTGGGGTTCTTCAGCGTCTGCGTCTCCACGAAGACCCGGCCGCTCTCCTCCAGCCGGTCGGCCATGACCTTCCACCACTGCGCCCACAGCCACGGCATGACCCGGGTGGCGACGTCCTCCATGTAGCCGACGTCGATGCTCGTGGCGTCCGGGTCGTCGGCCAGGCTCATCAGCGCGCTGATCCGCATCGCGTGGTCGACGTAGCGCAGCGCCAGGGGGTCCAGCAGCTGAGCGATCCCCGGGTTGTGCGCCTCGGCGGCGGCGACCGCGCCGCGCAGCTGCGCCCGCAGCCGCTGCATCTTCAGCATCACCAGCAGCGCGGCCTTGCGCGCCGCCGGGTCGGACTTGTCGTAGATCGACAGCCGCTGCCGCTTGATCTCGGTCGGCCGCTGCAGCCACTCGTACTTGGCCACGGCGTTCTTCCACGCGCTCTCGATGCCCTTGGACACCCGGTAGGCGTTGGTGCGCTCGACCAGCCGGTCCATCGCCGCCTGCATCTGCTCGCGCATCGCGCCCAGCGGCGTGGCCATCGTCGTGTCAACCGGGGCCAGCTCGCCGTCCAGCACCGACATCCAGGCCTCGAACTTGTCGACCACGGGCGTGCGCTCGGCCTTGCACAGCAGCGTGCGGCTGAAGACACCCCGGTCCACGAAGCGGTCCCGGACCTCGCCGCCGCCGGTGAACTCGGTGAACGACTCGGGCTGCGTGAGGATCACGAAGGGCAGCGAGGGCTCGCGCGCCGACTGGGGGTCCGAGACACGGTCGGAGTCCAGGTCCTCCTGCCCCCAGCCGCGCAGCATCAGGCCCAGCGAGCCGGACTTGCCCTTGCCCTGGTACTGGCTGATCTCGCCCAGCACGTCGGGCTCGGCGGTGAGGATCATCCGGTGCCCGCCGTTGGTGGCCAGCGCCTTCTTGATCCCCTCCTGCGTGCCGGAGTCGGTGACCGAACTCGGGCACAGCCCGCCGGAGTAGACCGCGCCCACCACCTCCTTGTCGAAGTCGCCGCCCACCTGCGCCTCGTGCGCCTTGACCGCCTGCGCCCGCGCGTCGGCCACCAGCTGGCGCCGGTGATCCAGGCCCTTGCGGTCCAGCGCGAAGCGCAGCGAGCCGTTGACCTCCTTCAGCACGGTGGACTTGCTCTGCCCGGCCTCGGCGATCCCGATGAACTGGACCACCAGCGGCGTCCAGGTGTAGAGGTCGTGCCCGCCCTGGGTGAGGTCGTGCAGCATCGGCGCCTCGAAGCCGCCCTGCGTGGCGCCGGACAGCGCGCCCAGCAGGGTGGGCAGCGCCATGCCCAGCTCGACGCCGTATTCGGCCTCGATCTGCCGGGCGTAGGCCTCGACCAGGCCGCCACTGGCGAAGCCGTGCGCCAGACCCTCGACCGGGTCCTGGCCGCCGTTGATCATCGTCGTGATCCGGGACAGCGCGCCGTCCCAGTCGCCGGTCTCCCCCAGCATCAGGACGCCACCTGCTGCTTCTTCAGCCGGTCGATGCCGCTGCTCAGGCCGCTGTCCACCGTCGCGCCGACGCCGTGGGTGCCCACGGCCATCCCGGCCTTCACCAGGCGATCACGGACCTCCTGGTAGCCGTGTCCGGCCATCACGGCCTTGCTCCCCGCGTGATACGAGACGGCATTGAGGAGGTTGTTCCGGCCGGTCTTGGCGCCCATGTCCTCCAGCCGCCCGATCCAGCGCTCCAGCTCGGCCCAGGTGAACTCCAGCTCGGCGTCGGAGCCGTCGAAGTTCAGCGGGCCCATCTCGATCTCGACCCCGCCGGTCCGGCTGTCGATCCAGTCCCTGATCCAGGGCTCGGCCGTGTCAACCGCCCACGGCGCCTTCCCGTCGGCCGGGCCCATCCGCCACGCGGGCATCCCGAACAGCTGGCCCCGGATGACCTCGGTGAAGTCGGCGAAGCTGATCCAGCGCCGCGCCGGGTGCTGGCCCGGCCAGACGACGTACCGGTTGGACCCGGTGCGGACGTCCAGTAGGAAGCCCTTGCGCCCGGCCACGGCCTCGTCGGTGCCGCTCCAGCCACCAGCAGGGGCCAGCCAGGCCGCCATCGCGTCGTTGAGCGCCTTCTGGTTCCACCCGGGTGCATCCAGCCAGACGTGGTAGCCCCGGGGGCTCGTGGAGACGCCCAGCACCTTGGACTTCGGGACGGTGAAGGACAGCCGGGCGAAGTCCCGCAGCGCGCGCGGGGAGTCCAGGTCGACCACCAGGACGTCGTCCAGGACGACGGCCAGCTGCCGCGAGCCGGTCAGCCCGTACTGCGCCAGGACCTCGTCGTAGTGCAGCGCGTCGGCCGCGCCGTGCTCGAAGCCCTGGACCGCGCCGTCGACCTTGGTGACCCACGGGTGCTTGCCCGGCCGCTGGCAGTTGCCCGCCCAGCCGGTGGCCGCGCTGCCGTCCTGACGTCGCACCGTGCCCCTCGGGCAGCAGCACTCGCCCAGGAAGTCCCGGTTCCACACCAGCAGCCACCTCGGGCCACTCAGCGGGCCCACGCCGGGCTCCGGTCCCACCTCGACCGGATGAGGTTCGGCCCGCTCGGTGACGGCGGGCCATGCGGCTGCTGCTGGCACTACTCCCCCTACTTCGGCTCTCGACTGACCCCGCGAGCGCGTCCAGGTGATGGGCACTCCGAGCGGGGATCCCGACCGTAATCGGCGGGTGACGCGGAGTGTCGGACCTTGGGCGCGTGTCGGCCCTGGCAGGTTCTGCCAGCGCGGGGTCGTCGTGGTTGTGCGACTGGAACATCTAGGGGTCGTCGTCTGCACCGACCCCAACATCTAGTGCCGGGCTACCGCCCGTCGATCTCCGCCTTGTCAGGCAGCGTGGCGCGTGGGCTCGCTCGGCTGCCTGTAGATCGGCGTGCCCTGCGACTCGGCGATCTCGCGGCACCGCGAGCACGGCGCCCGCCGCTCCAGCTCGGCCAGCAGGCCCTCGCCGAACCTCGACCCCTCGGGGTCCCAGGTGTCAACCACGGCCAGCGTGATGCCGCCGGAGCACCGGGCCCGGATGTCGTCGTAGGCGCCGACCGCGCCGGGTGCCTGCAGCCGCGAGCGGTGCTTGTCGACCAGGTGCTTCTTGCCGCCGTAGCCGCTGCCCCAGACCGACCGGTCCAGCTGCGCCTGCGTCATGCCCATCAGGACCGCTCCTCGCGGCCCAGCCGCCGTCCGGCCTCGAAGGCGTCGTTGGCGTTGACCGCCGACTCCTCGGCGATCAGCTCGATCGCGCGCATCAGCCCGTCCTGGAAGCCGGTCTCGTAGGACTTCGGCGTGCCCGCCGGGCGCATCTGCACCTCGGCCAGCAGGATCTGCAGCGCCGGGGAGGCGCCGCGCTCCATCCCCTCGCGGAAGATCGTGTCAACCGCCTGCCGGAAGGGCTCGCTGACCAGCAGCGTCTCGGCCCGCTCCAGCCAGTGGCCGCTGACGATCTCCGACGCGGCGCCCCACAGGTTCTCCCGGACCGCCTGCTCCGGCGGGATGCCGGGGTGCGCGGTGATCACCAGCAGCTCGGCGATCCGGTCGCGCAGCTGCGCTCGGCCGGTCGTCGGGTGCGGGTGCTCCTCCTCGTAGATCTTCCCGCGCAGGTAGACCGCCAGGTCCAGGACCTCGCCGTAGGCGTCCAGCAGGAAGGACCGCCCGTTGAACGGCCGGAGTCCGGTGCCGTACTTCTTGATCCCCAGCGCCAGCCGGTCCTGCAGGTCGTCGGTGACCAGGTTGTGCATGATCGGCAGCCGCTCGTCGGCCACGGTGGGCAGAGGCTGGTCGGACTCGGGGTCTCGGACGTCGCTCACGCGCTGATCTCCATCGTCATCGTCATCTCGGGGTCGTGCTCAGGGGTGGTGCGGGGTGCCGGGACCAGTCTGGTCACCGGTGCGAGCGTGGCCGCCTCGGCCCGTGCGCGCCGCTTGGCCGCCAGCCGCTCGAAGCGCCGGTTCTCCGCCAGCGCCTCGGTGTGCGCCCGGAAGATCTCCTCCGGCGAGACGTAGGCGGGGTTGTCCAGCTCGTCGTCGTCCCAGGCCATCGGCGGCAGCCAGCCCTTGCGCGCCGCCAGCAGCCGCGTGCGGGACGACGGACCGGCGGTGGCCCAGAGCTGGTCGTAGAGCTTGACCATCGCGTCGTGGGTGGACCGATGGACATGACCGCGCCGCATGATGTGGGTGATGTCGAACCGGATCCCGGCCATCTCGATCTGCGTGTCGGTCGTCCAGCCCAGGCAGCACAGCGCCCGGTACCGCCGGATGAACCCGACCGCGCTGACCCGGGCGGGCATCCCGCGCTTGGCCAGGTAGTCAGAGCGTTTGCGCTGCTCAGAGCGCCGCTTCTTCGCCTCGGGGGACTTGCAGCCGTAGTAGTAGGCCGACGCCGTGTGGTGGCGCGGGCTCGGACAGGCGGGCACGCACAGCGCGCGGTCAGGCACCGAACCCCCGCCACTGCAGCATGACCGTGCCGCGCTCCGTGCAGAGCACCACCCCGCAGAGCAGGGCCAGCTTCTTCAGCCCGCGCGCCTCGTCCTTCAGCACCGACCGGCCGTCGCGGTGCGCCAGCAGCGGGGTCACCCGCCCGTAGATCGTCTTCCCCCGCAGCCGTGTCAACCGGGCGAGCCGCAGCGGCCCCACCCAGACGTCCGCCGAACTTCCCGTCGCCGCGTGCTCGACCAGCACCAAGGACTTCATCCCGCTCCCCGCACAGACCCACCGGCGCACCTCCTCGTGTGCGCTCCGTAGATGATGTGTCGACGGGGTGCAAGGGCCCTATGGCAGATTCATCCAAACGTGTTACCGGAACATCATCGACTTTCGCTATACCCAGGGAACCCGGCATGTCGCGGTACGTTACCGGCTATAGTGCTTCCACATCAACAAGACGCAGGAGGTCTTCGTGACCCTCGCCGTACCCGCCGTACCCGCGCTGATCCCGGCGAACACCATCGCCAGCTACTCCGATCTCGGCAAGCACGGGCAGTGCAAGCGCGCCTGGTGGCTGTCGACCTACCGGCGCCTGCGCCCGCTGGACGAGCCGCCCACGGGCCCGCTGCCCTTCGGCTCCCGGATCCACGCCGCGCTGGAGGCCTACTACGACGGCACGGTGCCCTCCCCCGTGCTCGCCTGGAGCGCGCTGATGGCCCACGAGTACGCCGTGGACGAGAGCAACGGCGGGATGCACACCGCGAGCCTGGACAAGGAGTCGAAGCTCGGCCACACCATGCTGGAGGGCTACCTGGAGTGGGTGGACGAGTCCGGCGAGGACGCCAAGTACGAGGTCATCGGCGTCGAGACCCAGATGGCCCAGCACCTCTCGATCGACGTCCGGGTCGACGGTGAGGAGTACACCGTCTCGGTCCTGGTGCGCGGCAAGCTGGACCGCCGTTTGCGCAGGAAGACCGACGGTGCCGTGCTGGTCGGGGACTTCAAGACCACCGCCAGCGTCGCCGAGACCGCCATCGCCGACCAGCTGGCCAGCCCGCAGCCGCGCCTCTACCTGATGCTGGAGCGCGCCCACGCCGAGCCCGACCAGTGGAGCGCCGGGTTCGTCATCACGATGCTGCGCAAGGTCCTGCGCACCAAGACGTCGTCCCCGCCGTACTACATGCGCCTGGAGCACACCGTGACCCCGGTGGAGCTGGAGGCCTACACCGCCCGCCTCCGGGGCGCCGTGGAGGACCTGGCGACCACCCAGCTGCGCCTGGACAACGGCCGCGACCCGCGCGAGGTGGCCTACTTCAACCCCGGCTGGTGGTGCAAGAGCTGCCCGTTCAAGCTCGCCTGCGACCTGATGCAGACCCAGCCCGCCGGTGCCGAGGCGATGCTGTCCGACCTGTTCTACGAGGGCGACCCGTGGACCCGGTACCTGGTCGGTGAGGCCACTGAGGCCGGTGAGGCCTCAACCAACTTCTGAGACAACCCGCTACCGGGGGACTACCGAACGCGACGGGGTACTGCTACCGTCTGTCAACGAATCGCACGCCGATCCATCAAGATCAACCGATCCATCCATCAGCCTGAGACATCATCAGTTGTCAACAAACTCTGTGGTCTCGGGCACCGCACGATCGGAGCCCGCATGTCAACCACCGCGACGCCGAGCCCGGCTGAGCTGAAGGCCGCCAAGGCCGCTCAGACCGGCACTGGCCTGCACCGCGCGCTGAGCATGATCGTCCACGGCCCGTCCAAGGTCGGGAAGTCGCTGCTCGGAGCGTCCACCCCGCCGCCTCGCGTCATCTTCGACGTCGAGAGCGCCGCCCGGTTCCTGCCGCTGAAGGCCGTCACCTGGAACCCGGACAACCCGCCGCCGGTCTTCGACGGTACGTGGGACACCGCTGTGATCCCCGTCCGGTCCTGGCTGGACGCCACCAAGGGCCTGGCCTGGCTGCAGACCGGCCAGCACCCGTTCAAGTCGGCCACGATCGACTCGATCTCGGAGCTGCAGTACCGGTACATCGAGCACCAGACCGGCCGCGAGCAGATGAAGATCCAGGACTGGGGCAGTGCGCTCCGCGAGGTCGGTGGGTTCGTCCGTGACCTCCGCGACCTCACGATGCACCCGACCAAGCCGCTGGAGGCCGTGCTGGTCACCGCGATGACCCGCGAGGACCAGAAGGGCGTGAGCCGCCCGGCGCTGCAGGGCCAGCTGGGGACGCAGATCCCCTACCTCCCCGACGTCTGCGCCTACCTCTACGTCGAGCCCGACGAGAACGGCGTGGAGACCCGCTACCTGCGCACCCGGCGCACCAAGGAGTTCGAGGCCGGTGAGCGCGTCGGCGGCCGGATCCCCGAGATCCTGAAGCTGCCGCAGGTCACGGGTTCGACCCTGGAGGAGATCCGGGAGAAGAACACCACCTTCGCCAAGATCATCAACATGGTCTTCAAGGAGCTGGCGCCCCTGATCGCCGAGCCCGCGCACATCACCGCCCCTGAAGCTCCGGCCGCTCCGGCGTCCGGTGACGACGTGTCAACCACCAGCACCGCCAACACCAAGGAGAACGCAGCATGAGCACCTTCGACTTCGCATCCGAGTTCGAGAGCTTCGGCGACGACCTGAAGGGCACCGCCTACGAGGGCGACTTCGTCATGGTCGTCCGCAAGGCGGAGCCGGGCACCACGGCCAAGGGCAAGCAGAAGTTCCAGCTCACGCTGGAGTTCGTCGGCGGCCCGAACCACGGCAAGACCGTGCCGCAGCAGCTGGTCTGGAGCCCGGAGAACGACACGGCGGCCAAGATCTTCGCGTCCTCGCTGCGCGTCCTCGGTGCGCCGCAGGAGTGGATCATGGCCACCAAGCCCACCCCGGAGCAGATCGCGCAGCAGATCACCGGCACCAAGTTCGAGGCCCGCTGCAAGGCCGGGGAGTTCAACGGCCAGCCGCAGACCAACGTCAGCTTCCGCAAGACGCTGTCGGTGGACACGCCGGTCGCCGGTGCGGCCAAGAGCGAGGCCGCGTCGGCCGCCGTCTCCCTGGACGACGAGCCCGCCGCTGCGCCATCGGCCGCCGAGGTCAAGGCTGCCGCCGCCGACCCGGACAACCCCTGGGCCGCGTGAGCACCGTCTTCGGGTCGTCACGCGCTGAGCAGGCCGGGGGCGTGACCCTCGGCCAGCTCAGCGACGTGATCGACCGGGCCAAGGCCTACGCGCTGACCTTGGGCAAGAGCCCCGATCAGATCGAGCCCAAGGTGCGCGTCACCTTCGGCGGCAAGATCCGCAACATCGAGATCGAGATCGAGGACTGACCCAGTGTCTGCCGTGCCGAACCTCCGGATCGACGTGCTGACCAGCCCAGACCGCGTGAGCGAGTTCTGGGCCTGGTTGACACGGCCGGGCCGGGCCTATGTCGCGGTGGACCTGGAGACCACGGGACTGGACTGGTGGAACCCGGGATTCCGGATCCGCCTGGCGCAGTTCGGTGACTCGGCCGGGGGCTGGGCCATCCCCTTCGAGGGGTGGCCCGCCCTCGTGGCCGGGGCCCTGCAGTGGTGCTCCGAGCACCGCGTCAAGATCGTCTTCCACAACGGCATCGGCTTCGACGCGCTGGCCTTCCGGTCAGCGGGCATCGAGCTGGACTGGTCGATCCTGGAAGACACGATGGTCTGGGCGGCCGTGTCCGGCTTCGCCGACCAGGACCGGATGCTGAAGAACCTCGCCATGCGCGAGTTCGGCCCGTGGGCTGGCGCCGGTGACCGGCTGCTGAAGACCGGCATGAAGAACGCGGGCTGGACCTGGGCGGATGTCCCGCTGGACTGGAAGCCCTATCCCCTCTACGGCGTGGTTGACACCTGCATCACCGCTGGCCTCTGGGAGGCCTGGGAGCCGCGCCGCAAGCGCTGGGCGGGCGACCACGCGCTGGAGGTCGCCACCAGCCGGATCGTCAACAACATGCAGTGGAACGGCGTGGCCACCGACGGCGCCTACCTCTGGGACCAGATCAGTGCCCACGAGGACCGCGAGGCCGAGATCCAGGCGCAGCTGAAGGCCCTGGGCATCACCAACCCGGCGCAGAACGGCCAGCTGGAGGTGCTGCTGAAGAAGGACGGCTTCCCGCTGGAGGAGAAGACCGCCAGCGGCAAGGCCAAGCTGGACAAGGACGTGCTGGAGCACATCGACCACCCGGCCGCCAAGCTGGTCCAGGCCTACCGCTGGAACCACCGCGTGCTGGGCACCTACCTCCGGCCGATCTTCGAGGGCAGCGGCGCCGTCCTGGAGCGCGGCACGCTGCACCCCAACATCAAGCCCATCGAGGCCAAGACCGGCCGGATGAGCGTCGAGAACCCGCCGATGCAGCAGCTGCCGAGCGATGACCCCGTCGTCCGCCGCGCCATCATCGGGCGCACCGACGAGGAGGTCGTCCTCTCCTCCGACTTCGGGCAGATCGAGCTGCGCCTGTGGGGGTCCATCAACGGCGACCAGGCGCTGATCGACACGATCAAGACCGCCGACGAGATCGGCGGGGACTTCTTCGTGGAGGTCGGCAAGGCCGTCTACGGCGAGCCCGACTTCAAGAAGGCCGACCCGCGCCGTCGCCAGCTGAAGTCCACGATCTACGCCAAGCTGTTCGCCGGGGGCATCGAGACCGCCGCCGGGCAGGCGGGCGTCAACGTCTACTCCCTGGTGCCGACGTGGAAGCTGCTGGAGCAGACCTACCCGTCGCTGCAGGACCTGGGCACCAAGCTGATCGAGACCCGGAAGGGCCCGGACGGTGACGAGCACGTCGTCACCAGCCCGTGGGGCCGCGAGTTCAAGGTCAAGGACCCCACCGAGCGCCGCAAGCTGGGCAACTACGTGACCCAGGGGTCGGCCGCGATCACACTGAAGAAAGCCCTGGTCAGCCTGGACGCCGCTGGCTTCGGCCCGCACATGATGCTGCCCGTCCACGACGAGATCCTGATGAGCGTGAGCAAGGCCGAGGCCGAGGAGGCCAAGGCCGAGGTCGCCGCGTGCATGGACGCGATCATCGACGCCGAGCAGTGGGGCATCGCCGTGACCGCAGAGCCCGGGATCGGCGCCAACTGGGCGGAGGCGCACTGATGCGGCAGGTCGTTCTACGGGGGCACCAGCGGATCCTGGCCGTGGACCCGGGCGGCACCACGGGGTGGGTGCTGTTCGAGCCGTCGGCCGAGGTCGAGGACTGGGGCGGCTACGGGATCAACGTCATCGAGTGGGGCGAGGAGCCCGACCCGGACGCGGTCGGTGACCTGGTCTGGCGCTGGAAGACCGCGCGGCTGAAGTACGAGCGGTTGACAGCGATCGTCTGCGAGCGCTTCGTGCCGCGCCCCGGCGTGCGCACCTGGGAGCCCGAGCCCGTCGAGATCGCCGGGAACCTCCGCTGGCTGATCGGCAAGGAGCGCTTCTTCCTGCAGCAGCCCTCCGACGCCAAGGCCTTCGGCACCGGCACCAAGATTCACAAGTACACCCGGGGCTGGGACCTGCCGTTCAACGTCGGCCGGGGCGGCGCCGGGCACGCGCACGATGCGCTGCGCCACGCGCTGCTGTTCACCAACGTCCGCTGGAGCCCCGAGGAGGCCGCAGCATGACCGTCCTGGCCCTGATGTCCCCGGAGACCGCCGTCGAGCGTCTGGCGGCGCTGAGGGCGCTGCACCAGCCCTTCGGGATCTACGACGAGTGCGGGCACGACCACACCGAGGAGGACTTCGAGGCCGGTCGCTGCATCGAGGTCGACCTGATCGGCTACACCTGCGAGGAGGGCCTGCAGTACCGGATCTGCACGCACTGCTGCACCGACGACGCGACCTTCGAGCAGTACCAGACCGAGCGCTGCGCCGAGGGCCACGACCACGGCGCCGGGGTCCCGATCTGCAAGACGATGGCCATCCTGGAAGGCGCCGCGTGAGCGCCCAACGTCTGGGTGAAAAGTCCATCCGGCGCTTGGAACGGGCCACTGGCCAGGACATTCTTCGTGCCTGGGGCAACGGCGGCTACGTGCTGTCGTTCGTGGCCACCGCCCACCGGCACGGCTGGTTCGACAAGAAGACCGAGCAGTGGGGCTGGGACGACGCGCCTGTCCAGCACTACGTGAGCTGCCGCGAGCTGTTCCCCGAGGAGTACCGATGACCGCAGTCCTGAGCAAGCCGGTTGACACGAGCAAGTTGGCGTCCGCGACCCCGGGGATCTACCCCTACGAGCTGACCAGCGGCAACTACGCCGGGCGGATGGCCGTCTACGTCCCGCCGACCTACATGCCGCGCGTCCAGCAGATCCCCGGCGCGCGGTACTCCAAGGGCGACCAGGTCTGGACGCTGCCCAAGGCCTACCCGGCCGTGCTCTCGCTGTCGGCGATGGCCAAGGAGACCGGGCTGCGGATCCTGCCGCACCCGGAGCTGAACGCCTGGGTGATCGAGCAGAGCAAGCACTGGAAGGCCCTGCGCGCCCTGTCGGCCGCGTACACGCCCGGCGCGACCAAGGGCCCCGACGACCTGTTCTACCCGCACCAGGAGGACGACGGGGAGTGGTTCGCCTACGGCGACGGCGTCGAGCCGATGCGCGCCCGGCTGCTGCTCTCGGAGACCGGCATCGGCAAGACCGCCGGGACGATCAACGGGATGCGCAAGCTGGGCCTGCCCGCCGAGGGTCGGCCGGTGCTGATCGCCGCGCCCAAGAAGACCCTGAAGACCGCGTGGGTGGACGACCTGGAGCAGTTCCTGCCCGGCGCCGTGGTGTCCCTGGCGCGCGGCACGGTGACGCAGCGGCGCAAGGCCATCCAGAAGGTGGCCGACGGTGAGGCGAACGTGCTGGTCATCGGCTGGGACTCGCTGAAGACCCACACCCGCTTCGCCGCGTTCCCCGGCCAGGCGCTGAAGAAGTGCGAGGCCTGCGGCGGGCCCAAGCAGTCCGAGGAGAACGCCGTCTCCGAGACCCGGTGCCAGAAGCACGAGAAGGAGCTGAACGCCATCGACTGGGCCCTGGTCGTCGGCGACGAGCTGCACCGGGTGATGAACGCGACCAGCCAGACCACGATGGCGCTCTGGGGCCTCGTGCGCTCCGCGCCGGAGGCGTTGCGCTGGGGGCTGACCGGCACGCCCGTGTCAACCGAGGTCGAGCAGGCCTGGACCCTGCTGCACTACGCCGACGCCGAGGCGTGGCCGGTGAAGTCCGCCTGGGTCGACTACTACGCCGAGTCCGGCTACAACTACTCCGGCTACTACGAGACGTCCGGCTTCAAGCCCGCGCGCCACCAGGAGTTCCAGGACGTCTTCAGCGGGATCACCCGGCGTCGCCTGAAGGCCGAGGTGCTGGACCTGCCGCCGCTGCTGATGGGTGGCGGGCTGATCCGCGAGGTTGACATGGCCAAGGAGCAGGCCGCCGCGTACAAGCAGATGCGCGAGGAGATGCTGCTGAAGGTCTCCGAGGGCGTCATCGTGGCCGCCAACCAGATGGTCGCCGCCGGTCGGCTCACCATGCTGGCCAGCGCCACCGGCTACCCGGAGGACCCCGAGGCGACCGGCGCGAGCACCGAGGACGACGTCCCGGTGAAGATGCTGCTGCGGATGCCCAGCGGGAAGATCGACGCGGTCATCGAGGACCTGAAGTCCGGCGAGTTCGGCACCGACTCCGTGGCCATGAGCCTGGAGTCCCGGCGGCTGCTGCGGCTGCTGGAGGGCCAGATGATCGAGGCCGGGATCGGCCCGGACCAGATCGCGGTGATCGCCGGGGACATGAGCCAGGCGGCCTGTGATCAGGCGATCTACGACTTCCAGGACGGTAAGAAGCGCTACATGCTCTACACCTACGCGGCCGGAGGCACGGGCGTCACGCTGACCGCCGCGCGCTGGCTGCTGCGGGTCCAGCGGTCCTGGAGCCCGATCCTGTGGAAGCAGGGACTGGACCGGGTGCACCGCATCGGCTCGGAGCGGCACGACTCGATCAACGTGGTCGACTACATCACCAGCGGGACGATCGAGGAGAAGCAGATCGACCGCCACGGCGAGAACACCCACCTGCTGGAGCAGGTCGTCCAGGACAAGCCGAAGCTGAGTGCCCTGTTCGAGTGATCACAAAGTTGACAGAGTTGATCGTTCGCCATACTCTGGGCCGCATGACCACAGCTACAGCAACGGTGACCGAGCAGGAGCCGCGCAAGACGCGCTCTCGCGTCCTGTTCGAGCCGTTCGAGCAGGTGGCCGAGACCGTCCGGGCCAACCCGGGTCAGTGGCACCTGGTCGGCGGCGGACCCAAGGAGCGCTACGGCGTCTTCAGCCAGACCGCCTACCGGATCCGGCGCGGTGACATCGCCGCGTTCCACGAACCTGTAGGTGGGACGTGGGAGGTCCAGGTGTCAACCGACACGACCGTCCCGCGCGAGTACCCGGTGGAGGTCTACCTCCGCTTCGTGCCCGTCAAGGGCTGACCAGGCGGTACCTCACGAGGCCCGTCCCGCGTTTGCGGGGCGGGCCTCTCGCGTATCCAGGCGGGACAGCAGCGCGTTACCACATCGGTACGGTGTGTGCCGATCCCAGCTTCCCGACGTGAGGTGCCCCCATGACTGCTCGCAAGCCCGCCGCCAAGGCCGACGAGACCCCCGCCGAGGCCCCCGCCGAGGCTCCCGAGGTCCAGGCCGACGAGGCTCCCGAGGCCCCCAAGGGCGTCGACACCAAGGCCCTGGGCGAGTCGCCCGAGGTCACCGACGGTGTCTCGGCCGACGTGCAGGCCGTGCGCGACGCGCACGCCAACCTGCCGGTGCTGGAGGTGCTGCCGACCCACGCCGCCGAGGAGACGCAGTCCGAGGTGCTGGAGCGGCTGAGCCGCGAGCGCAAGGCCCAGCAGCTCGCCTCGGACCTCGTGCCCGACAACGCGCCCGCCGCGCCCGACGCCGAGTAGCGGTTGACATGACCGACCCGACGCCGTTCCAGCCGGACCCGGTGCCGACGCCGACGCCGGTGGTCGACGCGGGCCAGGTCTCTGGACTGATCAGCGCGCTGATCATCACCGTGGTGACCTTCGTCTTCGAGGTCGTCGGCCACGCTGACACCAACGCGCTGATCCAGACCGTCACCGCTGTCGTGGGTGCGGCTGCCGCCCTGGTCACCTACTTCACCCAGGTCGCGCAGGCGAAGAAGGCAGCGGCCAAGGTGACGCCGCTGGCCAAGCCCAGGGACAACCTGGGCCGTCGTCTCATCCCCCACCCCGAGGATGTCCGGGCCGCCTGATGACCACCCTGCTGCACCGCACCTCCAACGCCTGGCAGACGTTGTGCGCTCTGAAGCTGCGAGGCCCGTGGCGGCCCGGCGCGCACAACATCGTCGTGCTGGTCGTCCAGATCGCTTCGATCTGGGGTGCGGCGCAGCGGGGCATGGACTACTTCCAGTCGGCCGCGCACGACGGCCAGGTGCTGTCGGGCATCGAGCAGTCCATCCCGCTGCAGTGGCTGGGGCTGAGCTTCCTGATCCCGGCCGGGATCGCGTTCTTCGGCCTCGCCAGCGGCTGGGCCCGCCCGCTGGTCGTCGGCCACCTGCTGATCGGCACCACCTACCTGGTGCTGGGCATCACCTACCTGCGCCAGTCCGAGGTCGCTGACGTGCCGCTGGCCACCGGAGGCTCGGCGCTGCTGCTGCTCGCCGCGTTCCTGCTGGCCACGAGCTTCCGCAAGATCCCCGACGCCGTCGCCCTGATCACCGGCATGGCCGCGATGATCGTCGGCGGCTGGCTGGCCGCCAAGGGGCTCGGCTTCGGCTACCGCACCGGCAACGGCTTCCTGGTCGGCGCCGTCAACCACTTCGCCTTCGGCTTCGGCACCCAGGTGATGGCCCACCGCGAGCGAGTGCTTCGTCGGGAGGACGAAGACGACTTGGCGGCCCTGAAGGCCGCGCTGTAGTGGGCGATCTCCCCAGCAATCTGCTGGACAGCGTCAAGGACAACCCGGTCGTCCAGTGGGCAGTGATCGGCTTCGTCGTCGTCTTCCTGACCACCAACGCAGCGACCCGGCTGAAGGGCCCCGTCGGCGGAGCCGCCCGCGCGCTGCGGCAGCTCGGTGCCCGTCGTGTCAACCGCGAGGTGGCGGAGCGCCAGGCCGCTCGCCAGGCCCTGATCGACCAGGCCAACGAGGGCCGCGAGTACGTCGCGCGCGAGCTGAAGGAGCTGAAGGACAAGGTCGAGGAGCTGCTGATCGACCGGGAGGCGCTGGCTGACCTGGTCGACCAGCACCTGGGCTGGGACTACGACCGCAAGCAGCAGCTGATCGAGCTGGGCGTGCCCGTCCACCAGATCCCGCCCGCTCCCCCGCTGCGCGTCATCAAGAACACGCAGGTCAGCACCGCGTAGAGGCCCCGTGTTGACAGAGTTGACACGGGTTGCTATTCTTCTTGCATGACGCAGACGCCCCAACACCGACTACGCCTCAACGGATTCTCCCGCGAGAAGGCCGCGCTGATCCGGCAGATGGAGGACGACGGCTGGACCGGCCGCGTCTCCACCCGGGGCCACGCCCTCATGCGCTCGCCTGACGGCACCATGACCTGCTCCGTGGCCCCCAAGACGGGCAGCCCGACCAGGGACATGGGCAACTCCCAGATGATCTACAAGCGGTGGAAGCGCTCCATCACCGCTCCCTCCCGCTGACAGACAGGACGACGCAGACATGTGGATCTTCACCGAGCACGGCTTCTTCACCTTCGTGGTGGACCGCAAGGACCCCAGCTACGTCTGGCTGCGGGCCCGGATGCGTGAGCACCTGGAGGACAACTTCCCCGGCATCGAGGTCACCGAGCACCCCGGCGCCGACTACTTCTTCCGGGCCAAGGTGACCCGCGCCTACCTCGCCGAGCAGATGTCCCGGCTGGTCATGGACGCGAACATCACCAGCCACTTCAAGGACGAGATGAACCGCCGCGCGGCCAAACCGCGCTGGGGCTCGATCTCCCAGGTGATGTACGCGGTCTGGAACGGCGCCGCGCAGTGGCAGCCCTACGCGCCGTACTCCAAGGTGCCCAGGCCCGAGCCCAAGCCGTTCGTGCCTGCCGCCAAGGGCACCCAGGGCGCGCTGTTCCCGGACTACTCCCGCTACGGCGGCAGCCGGGCCGGGGACTACGACTGGACCACCGGCACCTGGAAGGGTGGTACCAAGGTCGGGGAGAGCGCGCCGGACCCCCGTGTCAACCAGAGCACGGACATCGCCCCGGAGCGGGCCCGGCAGATCGCCGACATGCTCGACGGTCTCACCGAGGACGACTTCGAGGAGATCTGGCCGACGCTCTCCGCCGACGAGCAGGCCGCGTACCTGGACTACCAGGAGGAGCTGGCGGACGCCTGGGATGCCGGGGATGCACCCCAGGCGTCCGTCTCCACCCCGGCAACGCCTGCCCCGGTGTTCTCCCACACCGAGGAGGACCACGGGGCCCAGGCACGGCTGGAGGAGTGGTTCACCTCCCGCAAGGAGAACGCCTACGCCGCGCCCAAGGGCGGCGGGCGGCGGCGAGGGCGGAAGCGCCGCAAGAAGTAGCCTGGAGACCTACCCCGCCAGGTAGTAGAGGGCCCCCGGACTCCGGTCCGGGGGCCTTCTTGTCGTCCACCCTTCGTAGGGTCCGGTTGACGCGCCGTCACCCTGTCTTGTTGACATTCGTTGACATAGCGGCGCATACTCGGAGCCATGACGCAGACGATCGCCAGACCCGGCACCTACATGAACACCGTCCCGGCGCGGGTCTCTGACCGCGTGCAGATGGCCCAGACCGTCGGCTACCGCGACTCCCACCTCGGCCTCCGGCTCTACCGCTACGACCTGGTCAGCGTGGCCGAGGCGCGCGAGGAGTTCGGCGCGACGCTGGAGGACGCCCGGTCCTTCGTCGGCAACTCGACCTGCCAGGAGTGCGGGCTGGCCGCCTGCGAGCTGCGCGAGTGCTTCGAGTGCGAGACCAAGGGCTGCGCCTGCCTGATCCGCGAGGGAGACCACGATGACCACTACTGGTGCGCTGACTGCACCCGCCCCTGCTACGGCCGCTGCTGCACCGACGACTGACGTCCTGGTCTACCAGCTGGAGGTCGACGTCGTCCGCGACCGCAACGCCCGGCCGTGGCGCGAGCGCACCCACCACGTCACCGTGGCCGTGGACGACCAGCCCAGCCTGACCCGGGCCGACACCGAGGCGCGCAACCTCGCGGCCTGGATGTGCTGGCACGTCCGGGGCTCGATGGTCACCGCCGTGCGCATCGTGGCCGTGGAGCTGTGAAGAAAGTTTGTTGACACTGTTGACATCGTTGACAGAGAGGAGTCATACTGTGTCCATGATGATCAAAGAGCCCAGCGCCCCCGCCAGCCCGGCCCAGGTCAGCTACCTGGAAAGCCTGGTCAAGGACCGCGACCTGCCCGCCATCTGCGAGCGCTACCAGCTGCTGAGCGAGCTGGGCGCGCTGACCAAGGGCCGCGCCAGCGAGTTCATCGACCAGCTGCTGAAGGCGCCGAAGAAGGCCCACAAGGCCACCGTGATGGCCCAGCCGGTCGTCGCGCCGATCCCGAACCTGGTCCCCCAGCTGAGCGAGCTGCCCGCCTTCGGGTACTACAAGCTCGGCGAGGACGTCCTCTACTACTGGGACGTGACCGGCAAGGACGCCTACCCCCAGCTGCGGAAGCTGCACATCGGCCAGAGCTACAACTACTCGACCGGCAGCTACGTCACCAAGGGCAGCTGGAAGAAGATCTACGGCAGCTACAAGGACGCCAAGGTCACCGCGACCTTCAAGCCCTACGGCGGCAAGGGCTACTACACCGGCGAGAAGACCAGCCAGGTGAGCGTCCCGAAGGTGCTGGCCGAGGCCGTGGTCGCCGGGTTCAAGCCGCTGACCCAGGCCGAGGCCGGAGCGCTCGGCAAGCAGTTCGGGTTCTGCGTCCGGTGCGGCGCCACCCTGACCGACCCGGTCTCGGTCGCCGACGGAATCGGCCCGGTCTGCAAGACCTACTGGTTCTGATCCCCACCACGAGAGGCCCCCGGTTGACACCGGGGGCCCCTGCACGAGAGGAGGCCTGATGGCCTCGAAGAAGAACCAGCCGCTGTGGGTCATGGAGAACCTGCCCGAGCCGCCGATCGTCAAGGGCTACTGGGACTACGGGACGGTCTTCTCGGTCTACGCCCACCGGCCGCGCATCGACTACTGGCGCGACCTCTGGCACCAGCTCTACTGGGGCCTCTGGTCCTACTACTACTGGGGCAAGAAGGTCCGGAAGTCCCTGCCCTACGCGCTGGCCGACCTCCGGAACTGGCTGCTCCGGCGGCCGTCGGCCTCACCCGCCAAGGTGACGAAAGGCCCTGCAGCTGAGAAGACCGGCGTATAGTTGTCACTGTCAACACGTCGAGTGAGAGGAGGACTCCGATGAGCTACCAGGTCAACGTGGACCATCCCGAGAACGACGAACGGCAGGCGAAGGACTGGTTCGCCTGGTTCCAGTGGTCGCAGACCCACGCGCCGCTCGCCGGAGTCGGCATCGACGTGATGGCCAACATCCTGACCGCCGTGTGCGCCCAGGACGTCGCCGGAGACATCTGCCGGATCCTGGACCTCGGCGGCAAGCTCAGCTTCGTCCAGGCCCGCCTCGTGGCGAAGATGGCCGACAGCGTGATGAACGATGAAGTCCGGGCGGTCTTCAAGAACGCCGTGGACAACGGCTACGGCGTGACCGTGGAGTTCAGGCGGGGCGGCTTCGGCGCTCCCAGCGCCTCGGAGTACCGCGAGAAGGAAGCGTCGGCCTGACCGCACTGAGCCAGCACCTCGCGGACCAGCAGCGGCAGCTGAAGCTGCGGGCGCCCCTCGGTCAGCGTCTCCACCGCGTGCTCGGCGTTCGGCGCGATGATCGCCTTGAACCGGGTGCACTCCAGCAGCGCGTCGTTGGCGATCGGGTCGACCTCGGGACGGCAGTCCTCGCATGGCACCCGGCGCTCCAGGTGCTCGCCGATCTCGATGGCCTTGTGCCAGGGCACCATGCGGCGGTTGACACGGGCGCACCACGGCGCGTGCGCGACCGAGGACCGGCCGATCTTCGAGATCAGGTAGGTGCCGTCCTCCAGCCGGTAGACCGCCAGCTCGCTCCAGCGCGCTGAGCCGGTCCTGGCCGAGGTGGCCGCGCCGATGACGGCCGCCCGGAAGCGCAGCACGCGCGACCCGTCCCGGACCTGGTGCACGGCCACCGAAGGGGCGGTCATGCTCAGCTGTCCGAGTCGCGCTTGACCCGGTAGAGGCTGGTCCCCGGGCCGTTGGCCGGTCCGCCCGGCGGCCGGATGCGCACCATGAGGCCTCGGCCGACCAGCGCCTTCAGGCGGCTGGCCACCCGCTGCGTGGTGGCGTCCTCGAAGTCGACCTGCACCTTCTTGGCGATGTCAACCGGCCGCATCGCGTCCGTGGCGACATCCATGATGCGCTGGTCGAGGGGCATTACCGGTCGGCGAGCGGTGCCCGTGCGGGCTGGAGGCTCCCGGAGCACGATCGCGTCAGCCGTCATGCTGCTGAGAATAGTGCTGAAAGCTCAACAGTGACGGCTGAACGCGCTCGTGTCACCGAATAGAAGGTGCTCAGGGGGTCGGCGTGGGCGCAGGACCGAGGCGCACGATGGCGCGCGGCGACGTCTCGATCAGCGCCTCCTGCGTCACCTGGATCATCTCGCGGTTCTGCTGGATCGCCAGCATGACCTTCTCCTCGTTGATCTCGGAGATGGTGATGCGGATGGGTCCGGTGAAGAAGACGCGCGGCGAGCCGGTCATCCCGGGCAGGTCGTAGTAGCCCTCGCTGATGACGACCATGTCGCCCCAGGCGCTGTAGTCCTGGCCGTCCTGCGGGTTGATCGTGATGACCCCGGCGACCCGGAGCTTGGGCGCGATGTCGGGGTGGACGTGCATGATCGGCCGGTTCGCCGAGCGCTGGAAGAACTCCCGGCGCGCGTCGGAGATGGCCGCGATGAAGACGTCGAGGTCGGCCAGGCCGGGGTCGGCGACTTCCAGCGCCTCCGGGCTACCCACCCAGACGTCGGAGAGGCCCTGGCGGACCAGGAAGCCCATGCCGATGGCCATCTCGTTGTGCTCGGCCAGCGCCTTCTTCAGCCAGGTCTCGTCGTCCGGCTTCTGCGTGCGCGTGTTGCGGCGCAGCGTGGCCACGATCGGGAAGGCGTGGGTGCGGTACGGGCAGACGATCGACCCGTCGTCGCCGATGACGTCGGCGGTGACAGCGGGATCGCAGTCGGCCAGGTAGATGGACAGACCGGCCTCGCGGTCGTCCACGCTCTCGCCCCGGTTCCAGTTCCCGGTTCCGGTCGTGACCTCGGCAGCGTCGAGCAGGCGCACGTCTTCTCCTTCAGAGTCGGCGGCCGTCGCCGCGCGTGATCAGGGTGTCACAGAGAGGTGAGTGTGATGGTCCCGTTGCCCGTCAGGTGGGCGTCGAAGATGGACGACCGGGCGACGATGCCCTTGGCCGTGCCGCTGGCCAGGTCCTTGCCCCACTGCAGCGGCAGGTTGACCGTGGTCGTCGTCCCCAGCGGCACGCTGAAGGTCAGCGGGTCGCTGTAGGTGTTCAGTGGCAGCGAGCGGTCGACGTTCTTGTGCAGCGCGAGCTGCACCGTGCCGGAGTCGACCTCCAGCGTCATCGCCACCGAGGCCAGCTTCTTGGTGCTGAAGCTGCTGAAGGCCCCGGCGGCGTAGAACCAGGCGCCGGTTGACACGAAGTCCTGGGACTGGGTGAGCCCGAGCGTGCCGTCGGAGCGCCAGTGCCCCGCCGGGTAGGCCGTGGTGATCTCCCAGTTGTCCAGGATCGAGGGCGCCACGACCAGCGTGCTCGGCGCAGGTGGTGCGGCGGGCGCGGCGGGGGCCACCGGCGAGCCGATCGCCAGCGAGCCGAAGGTGGCCTGGATGAGCAGGTAGCAGATGTCGTTGACCGCCGGGGCCCAGCTGCCCTTCAGGTAGGGCACGTTGCTGAAGACGTCGCCGTCGACCGACACCGTCAGCGCCCCCGTGGCGACCGCCGTGACCTTGCCCTTGCGCAGCACCGCGCCACGGTCGCCGAGCGTCGCCAGCACGCCCAGAAGCGGATCGTCGGCCATCTCAGGCACCCTCGGGAGGCTCGGAGGTCAGACACGTCGCGTTCCAGGCGCCGGTGCCCAGCGGCAGCGTCGTCTGCTGCAGCAGGTAGGTCTTCAGGTGGTTGCCGTCGGGGTCGGAGGTGGCCACCGGGTCCCCAGCCTCCAGCAGCGGCAGCGGTCCGGCCGACAGCGTCATGGTCGCCTTGTAGGCCAGGCTCTCGGCCAGCAGCCGCTGCGCGTAGGCGACGCACTGCGCGTCCTGCGTGAAGAACTGGGACGAGTAGAAGCCGGTGATCTTCCCGAATCCGGTCGCGCTGTAGTAGGTCGGCGAGGTCGGGTCGTTGTCGCTGGCGAAGCCCCAGCACGGCGGGACGTTCGCGTCGGCGGACTGGCCCGAGACCGACCAGGCGTTGTAGACCCCGTCGCGGCTCTCGCCGTAGGACTCCTCGATCAGCACACCGGCCGGACCGGCGACGACGGAGAAGACCGGCACCAGGTTGGTCAGGTCCGGGGCGTCCACGATGTACCAGCGGCCGTCGTAGCCGCAGAAGACCTCGGCGTGGATCGACTTGGCCAGCCCCGTGATGGTGTCCCACCGCTCCTTGTCCCAGGCGGCGGTGTCGGTGACCATCTTGTCGAGGGAGTTCAGCGCGACGATCTGCGCGTCCGGCACCGACTCCAGGATCAGGCTGGAGATCGTGTCAACCGTGCTCGCGCCGTAGGGCGGGGTGCGCGGCCGGATGAACCGGTCGTCAATGACCAGCTGCTCCAGGCCCTTCAGGGTGATCGCCAGCGAGCCCTTGTAGCCGTTGTCGTAGTCGTAGGCCAGGTACTCCCCGACCTGCACGGACTCCTTGATGCCGATCGAGGTGACGCCCATCCGGATCCGCACTCGGGTGCCGTCGATGGCCAGCTGCGTGCTGGCGATGTCCCACGAGTACATGGCCAGGGTCGCCGAGGCCGTGTAGCGGGTGTTGGAGCCCCGGTCGCAGGTGACCGTGCCGTCGACCACGGGGATGTCGGCGGCGACCACGACGCCGTCCCGGACGATGTCCAGCTCGGTGAACATCGTCCGGGAGTAGGACATCGACTCCCGGAACAGCTTGCTGGTGGGGATCACGGGGCCCCCGGCGCGACCAGCGCGGCGTCCAGCCAGTTGGTGCGGGCGGAGAAGATGTCCAGCCAGTTGACATAGCCCGCCTTGGCCATGCCCCAGGTGACGACCGTGGAGGCCTCGATCAGGCCGGTCGGCCGCTCGACCACGGTGAACGGCACGGTCCACAGCCGCTGCTGCTGGTTCTCCGCCCCGTCGCCCAGCGGGTCCTTCACCGTGTCCCCGACGGCCAGGTAGAGGTAGGGCTCCTGGTAGCGCGGGTCCGGGTTGCGGTAGAGCAGGATCCGGCCGGAGGCGAACAGCACCTCGGCCACCTCGGCGTCCGAGTCGGTGTAGGTCATCAGGGTCATCTGGCCGGTCGGCTTGCCCCGCACCTGGCTGACCGCGATCCGGTAGGCCTTGGAGAGCACGTCGTACTCGTTCTTGCGCGCCGGGAAGGTCAGGCTGCCGAACTTCTGCAGCTCGAACCACAGCGCCAGCTGCGGCGCCACCGGGTCGCTGAGCAGCACCGGCGCCTTGGCGGGCAGGCTGGCCGGAGCCGACAGGGTGAGGTTGGTCGACGTGGCGACCTTGCTGGGCCCGGAGAAGACCGACGGCGAGTTGTTCACCGTGCCCGTCCAGGCCATCGAGGCGTCGCCGGAGTTGTCCGCCCAGTGGCTGCCCGGCAGCATGTTCGCGGCCGGGTTCGCGGGCAGCACGGAGTCCCCGTCGAAGTAGGTCAGCCCGCCGCCGCTGGTCATCTCCGAGTTCAGGCAGACCATGATCGTGCTCAGGTGCCAGGACACAGCGAACTCGCGCTGGCTGGTCCCGTGCATGAAGGCCAGGCGGCAGTTGGCCGGGGCGCCCGCCGGGATGGTGATGACCCCGGAGAAGGTCAGCCACGACCCGCCCAGGCCGACCTGCGCGCCGATGATCTGGAACGGCGCCACCCAGGTCGCGTAGTCGGTGACCTGCGCGACCGAGGCCGAGGCGAACGCGGTGCCCGACCAGGCGTAGGTGGTGGCGCCGACCGCTGCGCTGCCGCCGTCGAAGTAGACGCCCAGCGTGGCCGAGGCCTCGAACAGCGCGCCGTCGACCTCCAGGTAGTCGTTGACGGCCATCGCCGTCCCGGAGCCGGTCACGTAGAAGGCCAGGGTGGCCGACACGGCCCCGACGGGTGCGGTGCCGGTGAGCGAGATCCGCTGCGCGCTACCGGCGGTGACCGCGATGGCAGACCCGAAGCTGCTGGAGATCGTGCTCCCGCCGGAGTTCTTCCAGTCGATCTGCGCCAGCACCGACTGGCCCTTGTTGCAGCGCACCCAGCCCGAGCCGGTGTAGGCCGTCCCGGCGGTGACCGCCATCCCCGGGAAGTACGGGCCGCCGCCCTGGCTGACGTTGGTCTGCGCGGTGGTCCAGGTGCAGCGCAGGTAGTGCGTGCCCAGGCCCACGGCGATCGAGGTCCCGGTCTGGATCGCCAGCGAGCAGGCACCGCCCAGGCCGCCCCAGGCACTCCAGGCGCCGACCGCGCCGCCCTCGAAGCTCGGCGTGGTGACCAGGTTGCGGCGCAGCTCGGTGGTGGTCAGGTTCGGGTCCAGCACGGCCGCGTAGAGGCTCGTGAAGGCCTGCTGGGCCGTCAGGCTGCTGGAGGACCGGACCTGCGACCAGCTGGTCTTGGTGGCCTTCAGGTTGGCCCAGCTGCCCTGCGTCTTGACGTCGGTCCAGTTCCACAGGTCCGGCGAGGAGTAGAAGACCTGACCGGAGACGAAGTAGGTGCCCGGCCCGAAGCCCGACGGCTGGCAGGAGGCGATCCGGCGGTCGGCGTACTGGGCCGACGCCGACCCGGCGGTGTTGGCGCCGATCGACAGCGAGGTGACCGCGTCCCGGGGCGGAGCCAGCGCGGTGGCCGTCTCCCGGGTCAGCGTCCGGCCGGGCCCGGCCAGCCAGTTGCTGGTGTTCGTCCCGGCCTTGGGGTTCAGGCAGCGGTTGGTCTGGATCGTCCGGATGGCGCTGGAGACCGTGTCAACCACCGTGTAGGTCAGCGGCTGGCCGAACGGGGCCTCGGGGTCCTCGACCACGAAGCCGCCGGTGAGCACGTCGAAGCTGCCGCTGCGGACCTCGCTGGGCACCCCCTTCAGCGTGCGCGTGACCAGCAGCGACCCGTTCGGCACCGTCTCCTGCGAGGAGAGGACGACCGAGCCCTTGGCGACGTTCGGCTTGGCGGACAGGACGCCCATGCTCAGCCCTTCCGGCCGGTGGCCAGCGAGCTGGCCAGGTTCTTGTTCTTCTTGTCGACCTCGGTGCGGACGATGTGGGTCAGCTCGGTGTCGCCGATGAAGACGCGCACGTCAGTGCCGCCAGCGGCGCCGTCGCCGATGAGCTTCAAGATCGCGTGGTCGCGCTTGGACAGGCCGTTCTCGTCCAGCGGCTCGACCCGCTCGGAGCGCCCGGCCTCGGCGATCAGCGCCAGCGTGCCGCCGCTGCTCGGGGAGACGACGCCGCCCTTGGCCAGCTTGGGGATCTCCGGGATGGTCGGGATGTCGACGCCGGGCAGCTTGTTGGCGATCCCGATCATGTTGTTGAGCCCGTGGATCGCGCCGTTCACGACGCCGATGAAGAAGTTGACCCCGGCCTTCAGCCCGCTGACGATGTCGCTGCCGACGTTCTTCAGGCCGTTCCAGATGCCCGACCAGATGTCGCCGATGGTGCTGGCGGCGCCCCGGATGAAGCCGATGACGTCGTTCCAGACCCGCGTGATCGTGTTCCAGATCGAGGACATCGCGCCGGAGACCCAGCCGACCACCGCGTTCCAGACGCTGGAGATCGTGTTGCCGATCGCCGACATGACCCCGGAGATGAACCCGTGGACCGCGTTCCAGACCGAGGTGATGATCCCCCAGGCCCAGCTCAGAGCTGCGGAGATGCCGCTCACGATGGCGTTCCACGCGGCGACGATGAAGTCCCAGATCGCCTGGATGATCGGCTGGATGAACCCCCAGACGGCGTTCCAGACCGAGACGATGAAGCCCCAGACCGCCGTCAGGGCGGTTGACACGCCGCTGACGATCCCGTTCCAGGCCCCCACGATGAAGTCCCAGATGGCCTGGATGATGGGCTGCAGGAAGCCCCAGATCGCGTTCCAGACCGTCGTGAGGACGGTCCAGATCATGTTGATCGCCCAGCTGATCGCGGCGACCAGGCCCTGCCAGACGAGGATGACGATGCCCTCGAAGACGCGCAGGGGCAGCAGCAGGATCGGGAAGATCCGGATCCAGATCTGCCAGATGATGTTGAGGACCGTCTCGACCACGGTCCGCACCGCGTCGAAGATGACCACGAAGACGTCCCAGATCGCGGTGAGGACGGTCTTCACCGCGTTGAAGATCGCGGTCCAGATGGTCACGTAGAAGTTGAAGATCGCCGTGAAGACGGTCTTGATGACGTCCCACACCGCGTGCGCGACGGTTGACACGACGTCCCAGACCTTGTGGAAGGCGTCGCTGATCGCCGACCAGATGTCCTTGGCGACCTTGACGATCCACTGCCAGGCGGTCTTCAGCGCATCCACGACGGCGTGGAAGGCGACCACGATGGCGTGACCCGCCGCGCTGATCGCTTCCTTGATCGCCTTCCAGACGACCTCGATGATCTTCTGGCCGATCTTGGTCTGGGTGAAGAACCAGATCAGCGCGGCGACGACCGCCAGGATGATGGTGACCGGCAGACCGAGCACCCCGACCAGGGCGGAGATCGCCGGGACCAGCAGGTCCATGATCACGAAGCTCAGGACGTCGATGATCGGGCCGACGACCATCCAGACCATCTTCAGCGTCTTGGCGAAGACCAGGAACGTGGCAGCCAGCGAGAGCAGCTGACCCACCCCGGGCAGCGCCAGCAGCTTGGAGAGGATCAGGAAGAAGTCGCTCAGCGACTTGGCGATGATGCCGATCGCGCCGGACGCGGCCAGCTGCTCGATGACCTTGGCGAAGTTGGCGAAGGCCTGCTGCCAGGCGCCCCCGGCGTTCTTGCGGATCGCGTCGAACATCTCGGCCAGCGGCTTGCCGAAGCTCTCCAGGGTCTTCAGCCCGGACAGGATGCTGTCGACGTTCATGTTGCCCAGGCCGCCCCCGGCGGCCTTGCTGATCTTGCCGAGGATCCGCAGGACTTCGTCAGTGACGATGCGGGCCTTGGTGAAGAAGTCGAGCATCTTCTTCTGGCCCGCGTCGCTGCCGGTCCACTCCTTGAACTTGGCCGCGATGCCCTGCAGGTTGGTCAGCATCCCCCCGCTGGCCCCGAAGGCCGCGTGGAAGACGTTGACGATGCCCTTGCCGAAGTCGACCACGATGCCGACCAGCTGGGTGAAGCTGCCGAACATCTTGGTGATGAAGGCGTCCAGCTTGCCGCTGGCCTCGGCCGCCTCCAGCGAGCGGGCAGCCCACTCCCCCAGGTCCTTGGCCCCGCTGGCCAGGTACTCGATGACCGGGGACAGGTGGTCGAACAGGATCACGAAGGCCTGGATCAGGCCCTGGATCCCGGCGCCAAAGCCCTTCACCGCGTCGTTGTTGACCGTGAGGATGCGCTGCAGCCGGGCCATGTTGTCGGCCGAGCTGAGCATCCGCGAGATGTTGATGGCGATGTCGCCGACGTTGTAGCCGAACTCCCGGAGCATCGGGTTCAGGCTCTTGACCAGCGGCTGAGCGATCCGCATCGCGGCGTTGAAGCCGGAGAACAGCCCCTCCTGGATCGGCTTGGCCAGCGTCTCCTTGAAGGACTCCAGGCGCTTCTTGAAGTCGGCCAGCTCCGGGGTCTTGGCCTTCATGGCCAGCCCCAGCAGGCCAACCGAGAGCTTCAGGGTGCCCAGCGCCGCGACGCCCACCAACGCGCCACCGGCGATGGCCGGACCGAGCGAGGCCAGCGCGGTGACGGCGAAGCCCACGAAGGACCCGATGATCGCCCCGGCGAAGGCGATGGCACTGGGCAGCGCGGTGATCAGGCCCGCGATCAGCGGGACCAGGATGTCGGAGAACTTGAAGTCCTTGCCCGCCTTGGACAGCTTCTTCTTCAGCTTGCCGAACTCGCCGAGGAGGCCGTCGCCGCCCTTCTCGACGTCCTTCTTGGCCTGGTCGAACCAGGTCTTGGCGCCGCTGAAGGCCGACCCGATCCTGGCGAAGCCGCTCTTGGCGCCGTTGCTGATCGCGCCCAGCACGCTCTTGAAGGCACCCAGCAGCCTCCCGCCGAAGGAGCGGGTGTCGCCCTCCTCCTTGACGAAGATGCCCTTGATGCCGTCGAAGATCCGGCCGACCTCGTGCACGCCGGTTGACACGCCGGACTTGACCTTGCTGAAGACGTTGCTGAAGGCCGTCAGCAGCTTGACCCCGATGGTGTTCGGGATCGCCTTGCCCATCTCGTTGCCGATGGCGCGGCCGAAGTCCTCGGCGACGTTCTTGCCGAGCTTGGAGGACTCCTTGGAGACCTCCTTCTCGACGCCGCTGGTGAGCTTCTGCCCGACCTCCTCGCCGGACTTCTCCAGGTCCGAGGTGGAGGCGTTGACCGACGTCTTGACGGCGTCGGTGATGTCCTTCTTGAGCTTGTCCCCGATGACGCGCAGGCGGACGTAGGCGGTACCGACGATGGCCATCTGTGCCGCCTACGTCCTTCCCTGTCGTGTCAACTTGCTCAGTGCCCCAGCAGGTGGGGCGGGGTGTTGCTGAGGTCGATGTCCGGGTCGGCCATCTGGACGGCGGCCTTGGAGGCGCGAGCGAGGGTGGCCCGGACCTTGTCCCTGGCCTCGGACTTCTCCTTCTCCTCGGTCGCGCGCTCCTCCATCCAGTGCTCGGCTAGATCGAAGACGGTGTCAGCTCGGGCCGCGAGTAGGTCGGCATGGCCACAGGCGGCGGCATAGCCGGAGAACCTTCGCCAGACAAGATCCCCGCAGAGGTAGGCGACGAGGTCGCTCCAGTAGGGCGCTCACCGGAGTAGACCTCCGAGAGCCAGCCCGCGATCTCGACCAGGGTGTCCAGCGGGATGCCCTCGTCGTCGTCGTTGATCATCTGCCAGAAGCGGGGGCGGCCCTCGGGCTTCAGGCACCGGTCGAAGAACTCGCGGATCGCCGGGATCGCGCTCACGCCCTGCTTGGCGTTGCTCGCCTCGTCGTCGGACTCCTCCAGCGCGGAGAACGTCTCGGCGAAGCGCATCAGGGTTCCGGCGGCCAGCCGGTCGCGGCACTCGAAGTTGCGCAACCCGGAGATGGAGCCCTCCAGGTCGAAGCTGATCGGCTCGACGGCGGCTGCCACTCGGAAGCTCTTGCGGGGCATCAGGACCTCATCCTCATCTCGGCCGCGCGTAGTCGCGCAGTCACGCTGCGAAGTCTCGCAGGAGGGGTCATCCGCCTCGTTCCCACATGCGCATCGCCTTGTCCAGGGCGCGCTCCAGGAACTTGTAGGGCTTGTTGCCGGGGTGGTGCACGGACTTGAAGTGCACGACCTTGCCGACCTTCGGCCAGTAGAAGCTGAGGTACGGCGCGTTCTTCGCGGTGATGACGTGCGGCTCGGTGCCCTGGTCCACGAACAGCGAGTACGGGATCGGCGTGCCCGCGTCGAACTGGATGCCGCCGGACCACTGGCCCTTGATGTAGTGGGCCCCGGCGGCCATCGCGCCGGTCTTCTTGTTGGCCAGCGCCTTGATCCGGAAGACCGTCTCCTTGGCCAGCCGCTCGGTGGAGCGCCCGACCGGGCCGCCCCAGCCGACAAACTTCTTCAGCTCGGGGTCGTCAATCTCTACGACGACGTCCTCGGCCATCAGAAGCTGCCGGTCGGGAACAGCTGGACGTTCAGCTCCACGGTCTGCATCGCGCCCTGCGGGGCGTGCGCGACCACCGTCAGGTCCGGCCCGACCTCGGACAGCCGCCCCACGGCGCCGATCAGCACCTCGCAGTCGTCGGAGGCGATCCGGCTGGCCGCGATCATCGCGTCGGGGCTCACGGCCTTCTTCAGGCCCTGCTTGGCCGGGACGGCCGGGGAGTTGCGGGTGATGGCGACCGAGAAGCCCGCCATCCAGCGGAAGGGGCGCTCGCGGACGGTCGGGCCGATCTGCACCGGCCAGGGCGTCCAGCCGTTGAACAGCACCGCGACCTGCTCGCAGTCAGCCGGGATCGGCGCCATGTAGACGATCTGGCGGCTCGGGAGCGTGACGCTGAGGCCCGCAGCGGAGGCGGTCACGACATCCAGGAGGGACGCGCCCAGCCCGGCCAGCGTGTCAACCGCCGGAAGCTCGGCGGTCAGCCGGACGGAGTCGGCGACCTCGTCCAGCACCTCGCGCTCGGAGGCGAAGGGGTCCGGCCGGGAGAACTCGGTCACCAGCCGGTCCGGCGGTTGCTCACCGGCACGCCCACGGGGCTGTCGGGGGTGTAGACGGCGGCCGGGCGGTGCGAGCGGCGCGGGTTGACCTGGGCCAGCCAGGTGTCCACGCGCGGCAGGCCGATCTTGCCCTTGTCGATGTAGTCGGTCGGGGTGAGCAGCTGCAGCGACAGGCCCTCGCGGGTCACCGATGTCACCCGTTCCGGGAGCGCGCAGGAGTCGCTGTCGTAGATCGACAGCCAAAGCTCGCGGGCGTACTCCAGCACCGCGCGCTTGGCGCCGGGGGTGACGGTGCTGGCGTAGTCGTAGTCGATGCGGACCGACACCTGCACCGGCTGGATGTCGGCCATCGGCCGGGAACCGATCCCGGCGAAGGCGGCGCCGATCACGCCGTAGTCCCAGGAGAGCGGGAAGAAGCCCTGGTAGGGACCGGTGAACTCGATCGCGCCCGCCACCAGCCGCCACGGGCGCTGGGTGTCGACCCAGACGTCGTTGCGGTCGTCGTAGACCTTGACCGAGTTGACGGTCGTGACCGGCCCGATCAGCGGGGAGAAGCGGCGCAGCCGCCGCGTGCAGTACGCCTCCTCGACCACGTTCCCGGCCGGGTGGATCTTCTGGCCGGTGGCGTGGGTCAGGTTCTCGCTGGCCACCGCGAGCACGGTGCGGACCTCGGCCAGCGTCTCCTCATCGAGGGTCGCCGGGGCCTCCGGCCCCAGCACAGCAGCGACGACGGAGGGATCCGCCGGGTCAACCCAGAGCATCGAACCCCTCCGTCGTCGCTTACTGCCGTGTCAACCGCTCCCCAGGATCAGGGAGCGTTGCCCGCCGCCCAGGCCGTCCCGGTCCAGTAGGCCGTGGTCGAGTCGCCGAGGACGACCCGCTGGCCCGTGATCCAGGCGGTGGTGGGGCTGGCGGTCACGCCGGAGAGCGCCGCGAGGTTCGCCGGAGCCGTCGCGCCCGCAGGCGTGAAGGAACCGGGCGAGCCCGCCGTGGCGCCGGTGGCCGGGATGACCACCGCCGGGGTGCGACCGGACTGCCAGGTCGTGCCGTCCCAGTACGCCTCGCTCGCGTCGGCGAGGGTGACGTACTGGTTGGACGTCCAGGCGGTCGTGTTGCCCAGCGCACCGAGGGCACGCAGCGCCGCCAGGCTGGCCGGGCGGGTCGCGTTGCTCGGGTTGTAGGTCGCCGGGTCGCCCGCGTCGATGGACACGATGGCCACACCGAGGTTGGCGAAGACGCCCTTCAGACCGATCGGGGCGTTCATCGTCCGCGCGTACATGAACGCGCGGTCGGTGTAGCCCGGGAAGCCCCAGTCGAAGGCTCCGGCGGCAGGCACCGGGGTGACTCCGGTGAGGTCCATGTTCGGACCCGTCCCGAAGGCCTCGTTGCCCTGGCCCTCACCCGCGAAGGAACTGGCGACCGCGTTGGCGTCGACCACCCGGTCCCCGTCCAGCCGGAACTTGGCGTGGGGGATCAGGTAGTGCCAGTACGGCGCCCGGTTCGCGGACTTGCCGTTGATGATCGCGTCGGCCCAGACCTCGACGGCGACCCCGTTGGGGTTGCCCTCCAGGCCGGTGGACTCCGCCGCGTACCCCACGGCCACCAGGTCGCTGGCGTCGGAGCCCGCCGGAGCGAACGCCGACGTGCCACCCGCCGTCAGCACGTCGCCGCCGACCAGCATCTGCGTCAGGACCGGGTCCGGGTCGCAGATGTCGAGCTTCAGCGTGACGTTCTTCAGGGTGTCCGGCAGCTTGTAGTAGACGCACACCTCACCAGCAGCGTTGGTCACCTGGACCTCGTTGCCGGTGTTGTAGGCGGCCGTGAAGCTGAAGGTGATGAAGCCGCCCGTGAGGTAGACGTCCGCCGCCGAACCGGTGACGGGCGCCCCGTCAGAACCGAGCTGGGTCACCCGGAGCGCGCGGCCCCGGACGGACCCGGCGTTGTCCTGGACGTAGGTCATGTCAGTCCCTCCTCTCTCGTGTCAACCGCTCGTGGGAGGGGGGATCAGACGTTGGTCGCGGAAGCGACCAGGTCACCGGCGGCCCGACCGTTCGGGACGAGGGCGGAGGTGATCCACAGGGACTCCCCGCCGATCCGCGTCGCCGACTCGAAGGTCTCGGAGAACGTCTGGTAGTCGTTGCTCCGGACCAGCTGGGAGTCGCGGACGATGCCCAGGTCGAGCTGGCCGCCGTCGAGGAACAGCCAGCTGCCCTCGATCATCAGCGCCCACTCCAGCGTCGTGGGGAACGCCGGGATGGTGCCCGAGTTGTCGGTCGCCATCGCCGCGTAGAAGCCACCGCCGTTGGTGCCGGGGGCGGGGCTGTCCATCGTCCAGGTGACGTTGATGTGCCGGTCGTCGAAGAACGACTGGATCTCGTCCAGGGACATGCCGAAGTTCTCGGCCATGTCGGCCGTGGAGGCCTTCTGGAAGGTGACGTCCGAGTTGATCGCGGAGATCATCCAGACCGGGAAGATGGCCCGCAGCGGGGTCGTCGGCGCGAGGCGGTGACGGTCCCGGTAGTAGGCACCGGCGCGGTCGACGGTGTTGAGCAGGCCGCGCAGGAAGCTGATCCCGGTGGGGATCACGCCGCCGGTGACCTTGTTCGAGCCCGCCTTGATCTGCGAGAGCAGAGCGGACTCAGCGAGACGCGCCTGGGCCACCAGGGCCAGGTTGTTGTTCGCCGTCACCAGCTCGGGGAAGACGCGGGACTGCATCACGCCGAAGGTGAGGCAGAGCGTCACGGCCTGGACGAGAGCGTCCTGCTCCGGGGGGCAGGAGACGCGCGCGCAGACCTTCCAGGTGGAGCTGTCGGTCGCGGAGACCGCAGCGTCGTCGGCGCAGGTCCAGAAGCCCACGGCCGCACCCACGGCGTCGAGGGTCGGGCCCTCGAAGTAGCGGATGCCGCCACGGTCGGCGCCGAAGCCCGCGAGGCTGGCCTTGATCGGGCGGTCGGTGTCGCCGATCTGGAACAGGTCGTAGCGGGTGGTCAGCGGGGCGCAGCAGCCACCGGCGGCCGTGAGGGCGTCGATGTTGGTGAGCGCCTGGATCTTCTCGGCGTTGCCGATCGGGTCCCCGTACTTCAGGAAGCGGTCCTCGGGGATGTCCGAGCGGATCGAGGCCACGAGGACCTGCTCGCCGTCACCGCCGACCTTGTTCAGCTGCTCGATGCGGCGGGCCATCGCCTGCGACACCTGCGAGAGGCTGTCGAAGGTCTGACCGGGCGTCATCCCCTGCAGGTTGGCGCCAGCCACGACGGTCGAGGTGGACTGGGCGAGGACCGGCTGCCGGTCCTCCGGGACCTCGGGCTCGGTCACGACGGTCGAAGCGGTCACGGCAGGGTTCTCCTGGTCGGCGGTCTGGTCCTCGGACGCGGGCGCGGCCGGGGTCTCGGGGGCGGTCTCGGCAGAGGCGGCCACGGGGGCAGCGGTCGGGTCGGCGACGGGCTCGGCGGACGGGGCGTTCGATCGCTTGGCGATCTCCTCCCGGACCTGGTCGAGCGCGTCGGCGATGGCGGACGACGAGGCGTCGTCGCCGCCCTGGTCGGCCTGGTCGAAGGCGTCCACCAGCTGCTGCTCCAGCGCCTGGATGTCGTCGTCGCTCAGGTCAGCCAGGTCCGCCAGCTGCTGCTGGAAGTTGGCGAGGGGGTCCATGAAGGGGGTCCTCCGGTAGATGGGGTCATCACGCGCACATCACCGGAGGGCCAACCGACGGGAGCAGTCACCGTCAGTCGTCGCTCAGTGGCTGAAAGCTACACGAGGCCGTTGGTCCACCCGTCCCGCTTCCGGGGGAACGAGTTGACAGAGTTGACATGACCTGTAATACTTCTTGCATGACAGACGACCGGGAGCCGGTGGAGTTCGAGACGCACGGGACGCAGTTCGGCCCGTTCTTCTCCAGCACCACGCGCGAGGTCACGGCGGACGACCGCCGCTACCGCGAGCGCCGCAACGCCTGGATCTGGGTCGCCGTCGCCGTCATCCTCTTGATCACCGGGAACTGGCTCATGGCCATCCCGGCGGCCATCTGGGGCGGACTGTCAGTGGCCAGTGCTATGACGCAGACACCCACGAAGGAGACCGACCGATGACTCAGCCCGACCAGCTCTCGCTCCGCAAGCTCCGCCACTCGATCCGGAAGCGCGCCTACGTGGTCATGCGCCTCACGGCCGGGATGCCGGGCCTCACGAAGGACCAGCAGATCACGGTCCTCGACCAGCAGATCATCATGCTGAAGGAGGCCTTGGAGAAGGCCCAGCAGGCCCGCGACATCGTGTTCCTGCGGGACTTCGACGCCCACCAGGAGGCGAAGGCCCAGCAGGCCCAGCAGACCTCGGCGGTCACGCTGGAGTTCGACCAGCTCACCCAGGGCCTGACCTGGGACGAGGCGTCCGGCAAGTTCGTGGACGACGAGGAGGCCGAGCCGCAGGCCGAGAAGGCCGAGGGCGACAAGCCCCCGTTCTGACCCCGCACAGACGAAAGGCCCGGTCCCCCAGGGGACCGGGCCTTCGTCGTGTCAACCGCTACTTCATCGCTCCGGCGGCGGCCTCAGCGAGCGCGGCGTACTGCTCGTCGTTGATCTTGCCCCGGGCGTAGTACCCGGCGACCTCGCTGAACGATCCCTCGGGGTCGGGCTCCGGGTCCATGTCCTCGGCCTGGAACGGGTCGCTGGTCGGCTGCGGGTCCGGCTGCGGCCACTGGCGGCTGCCGAAGTCGCTGACCACGGCATCCAGGTCGACCTGTCCGGCGGCCAGCTGGTCCAGCTGGTCGGTCACGTCGCTCACGGCGTCACCCCCTGCTTCTGCCTGTCGGCGTCGGTGAGCCCCTTCTCCGCCTCAGCCGTCAGCGCGGGCAGGTCGGGGGACGTCTTCGAGTATACAAGTCGGGGATCACGTTTATCAACACTGTTATCCCAGACCTGCCAGTTGTCGAACTGGTCGCGCAGCGCCTCGAAGTTCTTGCGGTTGGCCGAGGAGAACGACGTGGAGGCGTTCTTCCGGATCACCGACGGCGGGACGTACCGGCCGCCCGCGCCCTTGCCGTTGCGGTAGGCCTCCATGCCGCGCTGGTAGCGCGACATCGCCCGGGTGACCGAGCCCTCCACCGGGATGTCCACGAAGATGGCGTCCAGGTTGGTGTAGCCGTTCTTCTTCATCTCGGCGATGCGCTTGGCCACCGACCCCTCGGAGGCCATCGTGATGTCCCAGGTGACGTTCTTCTTGTCGGCGTAGGCCAGCTGGGCCAGCAGGTTGGCGATGTGGCTGGACTCCTCGTGGATCAGGGCGACCTTCTCCATCGGGGACAGCTTCACCTCCCCCGGGATCTCGGGGATCATGCCGCGCTCGGCCAGGATCTCCTTGATGTCGTCGGGGTTGATCGTCAGGAACTGGGACTGGTCGATGCCGGTCTTCGGGTTGCCCAGCGTGGTCGTCTTGCCCGCGCCGCCCAGCCCGCCGGAGAACAGGCCCTTGCCCTCGTTCGGGACGTGCGCGGCCTTCGCGTAGAGGTCCTGGACGATCTCGTTGTGCAGCTTGGCCCGCTCGGGCGCCCAGACCTGGCCCTTGCCGTCCAGACTGAACTGCGCGTCGGTTGACAGGCCCGCCTTGACGGCCGCGTCGACCTGGGACTCCACCGCCTCGACGTGCTTCTTCAGCTCCTCGTCGGTCAGCGGCGGCACCGGCTGGTGCGGTCCGGCCATCGGCACCTGCGCTCCGTGCGGCACGGCCACCGTGTGCTGCTGACCGGACTGGGTGTCGGTGGCCGTCACGGTGTGCCCGGTGGCGTTCTTGGCGACGCCGTCGACCTTCAGGGTCTTCTTGGACCCGTCCTTGCCGTAGGCGTGCATCAGGTCGCCCTGGGCCAGCTGGTGACCCTCCTTGGGCAGGAAGTCCGGCCCGCCCGCCTCGTAGTTCGGGTTCCAGCCCGCCGGGGGTTCAGCGGGCTTGGCCGGGGCCGCCGGTGCCTTGGGCGCCTCGGGCGCTGCGGGCTTGGGAGCCGCGCCGTGCCCGTGCGGGAGCGGGCCCTCGTGCACCTTCACCGGCGGGTTGCCGGGCAGGTCCTTGGTGCCCGTCTTGCCGTCGGGACCGGTTGACATGACCGAGGTGTGCGTGCCGCCGGTGTGCTCGGGCTTCAGGACGCTGCGGGTGACGTGCACGCCGGAGCCGTCCGGGTGGTGGAAGGCCTCCCCCGGCTTCAGCTCGCTGGCCTTCTTCTCCTTGCCCAGCAGCCCGGCGGTGTGGTCCACCAGGCCCTTGGTGGCGTGGTCCAGCCCCTTGACCGCGTCGCCGTGCCCACCGCTGGCCAGCTTCTGGACGCTCTTGCCCTCGACCTCCTTGACCTTGCCGGAGGCCTCGCGGACCTTGACGGTCCCCTTCTTGTCGCCCATCCCCTCGACCTTGCCGGTCACCCCGCCGCCGTGGACGATGTCGCCCACCTCGATGAAGCGCCCGTGCGCGTCGCGCGGGTGGCGCAGCTTGTTCCAGACGCCCGCCGTCAGGCCGGAGGCGGCCATGCCGGGGTTGGACTGCGCCTCCTGCATCGTCTGGGGCGTGACCGGGGTGAGCTTCTTCTTCCCGGCCGGGGTGGTCCCCATCAGCTGCTGCCACTGCGCGTTGAGCTTGGCGGCCGACTCGGTCCCGTTGATCAGGGACTCCGCTGCCGCCTCGCGGGCCGCCTCGATCTGCGCGGCGTGCGCCTGAGCCGTGGCCTGGGCAGCGGCCTGGGCCTGCTGCGCCTTGACCTGGGCAGCCTGCTGAGCGGCGGCCTTGTCGGCCGTCGTCTTCGCCTTGGCCGCCGCCGCCGCGTCCTTGGCGAGCTTGGCCTGCTGCGCCTTGGCCGCCGCGTCGGCCGCCTTCTGGGTCTTGGTCTGCGCGGCCACGACCTTGTTGTGCGCGGTGACCGTGGGGTCGGCCTTCGGGTTGGGGCTGACCACGACGGGGCCGCCGTCGTAGCCGTACTTGTGCGGGTCGATCCCGCGCGCCGCCAGCTCCTGGACCAGGACGTCCTGGGCCGCCTGGTTGCGGGCGTTGTCCGTCTTCACCGAGAACACCGCGTCGGCCGCCTTGGTCAGGTCGGCGTTGCTCATGTTGTGGGCGTTGCGGGACATGTCGGACTTCTTGTCCGAGCCCATGAACGTGTCGTAGCTGGCCTGGGCCCCGGCCTGCTGAGCCTTGCCGTGTCCCAGGGGTGCACCGATCGGCAGGTGGTAGCGCGCCGAACCGGCCGGGGTGGCGACGTGCCGACCCCCGCCGTGAGCCTTCTTCTTGCCGCTACCGCCGGAGGCGAAGTCCGCCGCCGTGCGACCGTTCGAGGTGCGCAGCGCGTCCTGCGCGGCGACCAGCGCCCCGGCAGCCACCCCGGCGGTGGCCGAAGCCACCGCCGGAGCGCCGGGGCTCAGACGTTTCCCAGGCCTGCCGGGACACCCGGGGCCGCCGGAGCAGCCGGAGCAGCCGGAGCAGCCTTGGGCGCCGCGTCCTTCTTCTTCGGCTTCTTGACCTTGCCCGCCGCGAGGTCGTCGGCGAACGCCTTGGCGTCGCCCGCGTAGTCCCCGTGCAGCGACTGGACGGCCTCGTCGTGCTTCAGGTCGCCGATCGGCATCTTCCCGGCCAGCATCGCGTTGATGGCCTCCGGCGCGAGGCCGGGCAGCGGGGCGGCGTACTCGGTGTCGGGGTCGGTGTCGTCACCGGCGCCCGGGTCCGCGCCGCCGTCGGTGTCGGCGTCCTCGACGCTGGCAGAGCCGGAGTCGGCGGCACCGTCGGAGACCGGGGTGACCTCCTTCTTCTTGGCGAACGGCGGGGCACCGTCGGCCGCGACCGGGACCTTGCCGTGCACCCGCTCGCGCAGCGCGAGGCGACGCGACTCCATGTCGGCCTTGCGCGCCGCCACGGCCTCGCGGGCCCGGCGGACGGCGTCGGAGACCTGCGGCTCCTCCGCCACAGCCGCCGGGGGCTCCTCGCCCGTGTCAACCGGCTCGCCCTCGGCGACCGGCTCCAGGGTCAGGGCCTCCTCGATCTCGCCCTCCAGCTCGGGGCTGACGACTACCGCCGGAACGCCCTCGCCGGGCGCACCGTCGGCCTCGATCGCCATGTCCGGCTCGCCGACCAGGGACTCCTGGTTCTGGCCGTAGACGAAGTTCTCCAGCTCGGCGATCCGGGCCGCCAGCTCGGCGTCGGCCAGCAGCGCGAGCTTGCGGGCGGCCAGCGGGCGGGCGCCAGCGGCGACCAGCGCGGTGATCGCACCGGAGGCCACGCGAGCGCGGGCGACCGGGAAGCCGGGCACGTTGACCTGGCAGCAGGCGACCAGCTCCAGGTGGCCGTTGATCGGCCGCCAGTCACCGGACGGGGCCGAGGCGCGCAGCGTGCGCAGCTGCTGCGGGGTCACCTCGGGACGGGTCGCACCGGCCACCCAGATGCCGTAGCGGTCCTCGCCGATGTTGAGGTCGCAGACGCTGGAGGCGGTGTTGTCGTAGTGCGCCACGGCCGCGCTGGCGTCGGCGTTGAGCGGCGCGTGCCCACCGGAGAGGGTCAGCTGGCCGACGTTGATCTTCGCGCCGGAGGCGGTGACCAGCTGGCCGGTCTTGAAGTAGGCGTAGTCCGACCGCGACTTCGGGGCGTGCACGCGGCCGGGCAGGCCGATGTGCGCGACGTCGAAGGTGGCGATGTGGCCGTAGACCCGGCCGTCGTCTTCCACGGTGAGCGGCGTGGGGCCGTCCAGCTGCGGGTTGGCGAACCACTCGTCGGGCGGGTTGACCGGGAAGCCCCCGGCGGTGAGGGTGCGGAGCAGGGTCACGTTCTCCCCTGCCTCGGCGTAGACGCCGTCCTTCAGGGTCATGCCCTTGTCTCCACTTCCGTCCGGTCCCAGCCAGGACCCGGTTGACACAGAGGCCACGAGTGCGGCCTCCAGGGACAGAGCCGGTCGGGGAGCCCCGGCGGCCGTGACGTGCGACCGGTGGCCGTTGCCACCGGGGTTCTTGGCGTTGCCGGTCCAGATGCCGGTCGCGCGCTTGTGGAGGTTCTGGCAGTAGCCCTTGGCCCGCGTCCCCATGAACTTGGAGAGGTGCCGGTAGCAGCGCTTCCAGTCCCCCGGAGTGCCCCAGCGGACCTTGACGCCGCCCTTGCCGGAGGTCCAGTAGCGGCGCAGCTTCTCAGCGCGCGGGTCCGGGCTGACGGTCAGCGGGACCTTGTCCCCGGCGACCAGCGCGCCGGGCGCTGCGGCGGCGATCGGCCGGATGGCGTCGATGTTCGAGGGGTCCACCGAGCCGTCGGGCGTGCAGCTCGCGGCGGCGGCCTTGGCCTGGTCCAGGTGGCTGTCGCAGGCCGGGACGTAGGCCATGCCCTCGGAGTGGATGACCCGCTGGGTGGCCTGGTCCTTGCAGAACTCGCACTTCTGCTTCTTGGGCAGACCGGCGGCGGCCACGGCCTGGCCGCTGCTGTCGATCTGCGACATCACGTTGGTCAGCTGGCTCTCGTCCAGCTCGACCAGCGGCGGCGGGTTGACACCCTGCAGCCGGGAGAGCAGGTCGGGGTTCTCCACCCACTTGCCCTGGTCGTAGTCGGCCAGCTCGGGGCCCGGGGCCAGCCGGATCAGGTTGAGCACCGCGCCGGGGTCCAGGTCGTCCACGACGGCGTACTCGGTCCAGCCGTCGCTCGGACCGGCCGTCACCTTCGCCTCGGACTGCGCCTTGTCGACGTTCTTGGCGTCCTTGGCCGCAGAGGCCCCGTCCGTGCCCTCAGCGGGCGCTGCAGCCGCCGTGAAGGCCTCCAGGGCCTCCTGGGCCACGGTCATGGTCTGCGGCGGCAGGAAGGCCTTGGGCCAGTAGAAGCGCCGCACCAGGCCGGTGGCCCCAGCGGTCAGCGCCTCGGCCAGGTCCCCGGCCAGCTCCTCGTCCAGGATCTCCAGCCGCTGGTCCCAGACCGGCGTGTAGGGCGCCCACGCGCCCGCGACCAGCTGCTCGTAGCCGCCCTCGCCCTCGCGGCGCAGCAGGCCGGTGAGCAGGTCGGGGTCGTTGGCGTCGGTGAGGCCGTAGAAGCCCAGGTCCACGCAGTCGGGGCAGTCGACCTTGTCGCGGTAGCGCTCGACGGCGGAGGCGACGATGGCGTCGATGGTCTTCTCGGCCCAGGCCGCTGCGCCTGGCATCGCCGAGGCGCGCAGCTCGAACAGGTCCCAGGCGCGGATGGTGCCGGTTGACACGCGCTGGGCGAGGGAGCCCTCAGAGGAACGGGCCGCTTCGCGGAGCGTCCGAGTCGGCAGATGCTGGCGATCGAACCCAGCCATCAGCAGAGGCGGCACCCTCAGCCCTCCTGAGTCGTCACCTGCCGATCTGGTGCCACGAAGCGAGCCAGACCCTGCAGTTCCTTCACCTGGTCGCGTGTCAGCACTCTCTGCCACTGCGCCGCACTCACAGTATCGGTGAAGGAATCTGGGACCGGGACGTAATCCCAGCGATCAGCCAGCTCGTCCAGGCTGCTCGCGGAGGGCCGGATGGCGAACTGCGCGCCCTGCACGGCGGTCTTCAGGGCGTCGAAGCTGCCGGTCCCCTGGCGCAGCGCCTCGATGGCGTCGCGGACCGGCTGGACGTTCACGCCCTGGGGCTGCGGCGGACGGAAGCTCTCGGTCTCCGGCGCGACGCCCTGCTCCTCGTCGGTGCCGTAGTAGTCCTCCGCCGTCCGGGCGTCGCGGACCGGCTTCACATGCCCTCCTCGGGCTGCAGGTCGGCCACGGCCGAGGCCGACACCCCGCTGCCATCGTCCTCCGACGGGTAGAAGCCGGGCATGTTGCCCACGTCGGCCACGGTGGTCGCCGTGCCCGACAGGAACTTGGGCTCCTCACCCGAGTTGTCCCAGATGGCCCAGCGCTGGAAGACCGGCTTGATCGTGTCGAAGTTGACCGCGTTGACGCTGTTGAACTTCTCGGCCAGCGGGTCGTCCTTGGACAGCGTGTTCTTGGCGATCAGCGAGCCGGGGACCACCCGGCCGCCGAACTGCACCGCGTCCTTGGCGGCGCCCTCGGTCAGGAAGCCCTGGCGCAGCGCGTCCAGCCCGGCCTGGTGCCGCTTGGCGGCCCGCGTCGCCGAGGTGGTCGGCGGGATGTCCACGAACAGGCCGTCGACCTTGTAGCCGTTGCCGGTCTTCAGCTGCTGGACGATCTTGGCGACCCAGGGCTCCTCGCCGTCGCGCTCCCGGCCGCCCATCGTGATGTCGAAGACGACGTTGTAGCCCTCGGCGATCAGCAGCTGCTCCAGCATGTGGTTCATCTCGGAGCTGGCCTCGTGCAGCAGGGACGCCGTCTCGGCCGGGGAGAGGCCGACGATGTTGGGGAACATCCCCTTCTGCAGCATCAGCTCCTTGAAGTCGTCGGGGTTGGCGACGACCCACTCCTCCTTGCGGAGCATCCGGGCCTTCTGCATCGCGTCCAGCGTCGTGGACTTCCCGGCGCCGGGCATCCCGCCGAGCATGATCGCGCGCTTGTTCTTCGGCTTCGTCTCGTTGGCCGTGGCCGTCTGGAAGACCTCGTTGACGGTCTGCTCGAAGAACTGGTGGGCCTCCTCCGACCACAGGCCGTAGGAGTCCTTCAGCGCCTTGTCGAAGCTCAGCTTCGCCTTGATCGCGTCGTCGGTGACCTGGTTGACATAGCCCTGGTGGGCGATGAAGTCGGAGGCCGAGACGGGGCCCTGACCAGGCTTGATGACCGCCGCCTGGTCCCCGTACTCCGTGCCGTACTTCGTGGCCGCCTCCCGGTTGAACGCGCTGATCGCGCTGCTGTACTCCTCCAGCGTCTTGGCCGGGGCGTAGCTGTTGGCGGCGAACTCGTCGGCCGCCGACTGGCCCTCCACCTGCGGGTAGTGGGTGTGGCCGTCCCGCTCGCCGGTGGCCGGGTCCAGGTGCGCCTTCGGCTGCGGGGCCGTGGCGATCTTGTCGCCCAGCTGGTCCACCGGGATGATCGAGGGGTAGCCCGCCGCCTCGTCCTCCGGGACGTGCTGCGGCTTGCCGTCCGGGCCGGGGTGCACCGCGTCGAAGTAGGAGACGTAGGCGCCCTGCGGCGTCAGCCGGTCGATCTTGGCGCGGCGGCGCCGGGCGTGCGGGTCGTTCAGGCGACCCAGGTCCCCGTCACCGAAGACGTTGACCCAGGTGTCCTTGACGATGAACTGGCCGTCCTTGCCGCGCGGGTGCAGCCAGTCCTGCCACCGCGACGCCGTCAGCACGGCCGGATCCTGCAACAGACCACTGACACGCGCGCCAGCGACGATCGACGCGAACATGCCGCGCGGCGGCCGGTGCCCGGCGGCGACCAGGTCGCTGAACAGCCGGGCGCGCTGGCGCACCTGCTCGGCTGCCGCATGAGAGGGATTATAGTCCCCCGTGTCAACCGCCTGAGCTGCGGCTACATCTCCAGCTCCGCC